CAAGTTTAGAAAGAACAATGGCCGCAATTGCACTTATACTGGCGTTTGTAAGGGTACCGGCCACTATATTTGATTCTGTAATAGTATTCGCAGCAATTTTTGAGCTTGTAATAGTTGCTGGTTGAACAGTTGTGGCACCTGTATTAGTAATATGGACATCTCCCGACATAGGAACATCAGTCGGGACATTTGAGGCATTACCAACGAATATGTGGGAGTTTGTAAGGCTGGTGGAACTACCTATAGCAACACCGTTGAATAGGAGGTTATTAGATGCATCTGCGGTGAGGGAAAGATCGCCAGTGTTGGTACCATTCCGCCACACAAGACCTGTAGATGCGTTAGCAAGACGAATAATACCAGTATTAGCGATATTTGTTTCATGGCTCTTAAGATATAGAGCTTTTAAGCCGAAGGATGTACCAAAATCAATTTCGGCGAGAAGAGGAAAACTACCGCCAGCGCGTTGTAACATACCATTAGTAACAGCTTGCGCCCAGCCAGTTGCATCTATTCCCCAATTCTCATCGAAGTTTACTGGGTATTCGAATGTAGCACCATTAATTGTGAGAGGTATAGACAAGGTAATTCTCCTGTGGAAATTGTGCCTAGGGCGTTCATAACAATACCGCCCTAGGGCTTTCTATAGCTTTATACTATATTCTATTTCTTTTTCTTGCGAAGAAATGCCTCAAACATAGAAGGGGTTGTGTCTCCTTCCATCTGACGTTCTTCTTGGGATTCAGTAGCCTCTTCATGAGCAGACCCTTCTTTGTCAGGTTGACCATCAGCAGATTCATAAGGAATCTTACCTGCTGGCTTCTGATCATAAGTTTCCGCGTTCACTTTTTCTACCACTCCGCCCTTACTATAGGCCATTCCGCCTTCATTATAATCTTCATTTGCAGTATGTTTACCTTCATCAATGAGCTTCGTATCAACTTCATGCTCAGGAGTAGACTTATCCATCTCGTGATCGGGTAGCACTTCTACTTTCTCAACTTGAAGGCCATGCATATCATCTTCACCTTCTGGCTTTTTAAGACCGCTATCTACTTCATCAGACGCATGTTTTTTGAGCATCTGTAGGAGCATCTGTACCATGCCCCGTTTTTCGCTGAATGGATCGTTCATGTGAGTATGTCTCCTTAGATTATTTCAATACGACTGTAGTGCTGAATGCACCGCCAGTTAAGTTCGGTCCAGAAGTAGTTCCACCACCAGAGATGGACATGGTTTCAAGATTACCAACTGGTCCCGGAACCAGACTCGTAAGCGTAATGACCGGCCCAAGCGACGTGGCCGTTACAACATACTGAATCATTGAATTCGTGGAGGCATCAAGAGCTGCCGCGAAATTCGCCGCAGTAGCGGTATCGGTAGGTCCGACTGTGAATGAGTTTTGCGAAGGACTGCTTGAAGGTACAGTGATTGTAGCTGCGCTCGGGAACGTGATGGTTGTAGCAGAAGGACCATACGTCAAAGCTCGGCCATTAAGAACACTGAGAGAGGCGAATGTGATTGAGGTACCGGCAAGGATATTACCGTTCACCGTATCATTAGCTCCAAATGTGAAGGTTGTGCCAGTGATGAAGTAGACGTTATTTGCTGTCGCACCACCTGTAAGGATCACAGAAGCATTAGCAGGCATTGTAAGCGAGCTATCGAACGTGAAGATATACGTTCCTGCTCCATTTAGGGTCAAGTTACCGGCTGACCATGTGCCAGATGAACTAGCATCATAATGACCGGGGGTTAAGGTAGCTCCACCTAGATCGGTCGAAGATATATCAATGATAGGAGTCACTGCATCGAGGGCTGTAGCCGCGCTGGTTGCATCATTATGAGCTTGGAGAGCAGTCGCGTCACCATTGTGCGATGTTCCGGTAAATGTGCCCGGCGGGAAACCAGTAATCGAACCTGCTGGGGAAACACCAATATCTCCAGTGATTACCGTATTACCAGTATTTGTGATAGCAGTACCGGCTAATGCACCGAAAGTAGATGCAGCTCCTAGAACACCACCAGTGGCACCAAAAGTAACACCATTGACGGTGATAGTATTCGCTGGCGTGAAACCCGACAATGTAATCGTACCTGTGGCAGGCGTTCCACATATTTGCTCAGTTAAAGAAGCAAGGTAGAAAGCGCCATCTGCGATACCATCCATATATCTCGCAAGTCTTTCTATAGAATTTAAAGAAGAAGCATTTGGTTCTGGATACAGTTGATTCAATACCATTGGACAACTATCCGGTGTAACGAGTGTAAATACATGCTGTGACATTTTATGGCTCCTTTGATTCAGATGTATGCGTACCTCGTTTCTAAGCGAGCGTTACGCGGATAATACTCAGAAGAATCTCATCTGTATTACCATTTGTATCTCAACACTCTTGCCCTCCCGTCGGGGAGGCAGAAGGGCAAGATATTGAGACGGTTGGCTTATGAGCGAGGAACGATGTTCGTGATGACGCACATATGAGAAGGCGTTTCAGCGAAGATCGTATTATCGGCCCAGATGCGAACTTGATATCCAGCGAAATCTCCAAGAGGAACCTGAAGATAGCTGTCCGTAGAGGTACCGGGAAGTTGGAACGTCAACTCACTGGAACCGATCCGGGTGATGCTGTCCGTCGGATAAAGCAACGCCTGACCGCGTTTCACCAAAGGATGGGGAACGATGGTCATGGTGCCAGCCGGGGAGTAGAATTCCAACGCATCGCAGCCGTTGTCAAACTTCTTCCCTTTCACATCGCCGTATCGGCGAGCAGCTGCCTGTTCGGTGAGAAGGTCGCTGAAGGAGGTCAAAGGCACGAGAACCGTGCATTCTTCGCCCATCAAGCCTTTATCGCCGGGCAGTGTGATGGCTTTCTGTAGCTTTCCGAACGTCAACGGAGCTGATCCGGCATCATAAGTATTACCCTGCCAGAGAGGCCACGTTTGTGAATTGATGCTGAACAGCGTTCCAGTGTTTCCAGCGATGGAGAATAAACCAACGCCTTCAATCGGAAGAAGGAATGTTGCACCAAACGCGCCGTTGAAGGCAACGTTCAGAGGAGTGGCAGTGGCGGCAACAAGAGCCGTACTACCAGTCGTGGTACCATTCACAGTGATCGTGAAGTTGGTGAAGTTCATACCAACAACTTGGAATACTGAATCCGCGCCAGAAGAAACTAACGCGTTTGAAGACACAACATAGAACTGTACCTGCGCTCCGATTGAGGAGGCCCAGATACCGGTCGCCCAAGAAGCGGCGGTCAGTTGAACAGTCGTCTGAGTGGAAGACACGGCGGTTGTGGAGGAGGTTACACCAATGCCCTGAGTACCATGAAGATACGTGCACTCTAAGCGGAATCCTGCACCTTCGGTCATGTCGTTGAGCGTGATGTCAACGGCCTTTCCGAAGCTGTTCTTTCCAGCTGAACGGCTGATAGCCGTATAGCTGATGTTGTCTCGGCGAATGAGGGAGAACGCCGGAACGAGCGCGTTTTCCATCTGCAATCCAATCGCTGCATTAAGCGCAAAAGCAGAACCATCGGTGTTGTACGTATATCCTTGGCCACTTTGCACTTTCACAGGCGCGTTGAATTTGTCTCCGAGCTGCTTCATCCCTTTTTCTACGGTTGTGTTTTTCAACACGTAGGCATAGTTGGGCACTAAGTCTTTAATCTTATCTTGGTAGGCTTGTTTAAAGTCTCCGTTTAATGCACTTAAATCTACGTCTGACATGGTTTAATCCTTTATAGCAATGGTCGCCACTATACAAAGTTAGTCAAGAAAAATTGGATAGGTATTAGCGTCCGCATTATTCTTTTTCACAGGGTACAAAGGTCGTCATCTTCCGTTTCGGCTTGATCTGGTTCCCTCACGGCTTGGGGATGCAGATAAAACTATTTCTTAGAAGTTTCCGGGCGCACCGGGGTGAAGTCCAATGCCAGCTTCTGATTTCTGCTGACGAAGGGCTTTCCAATATGCTTTCCCTTTCAACTTAGATATATCCGTTTTATTCTGAGGATTTGCATTGACAGTCTTTTTATCCGGTACTGGATTAGCAGTGGTGCGTTTATAACGATCTACACGCGCTTTAGCAATCTTATTTGAGAGTGTTTCACCCACATAAGATAAAAGAGCATCGCCATCGAGACTTTCCATCGTCGCACGATGAATTTCTTTCAAATCGCGAGCAACGTAAGGAAGCACCTGTTCTACTGTATATTCTTTCTTTTCCGCTAAACCTGCATCGACATATTGAGCAATCAAAGCCAAGCTAAGGCGGGTTTTGGGAATTTGATTCGCACTTAGTGCAGCTTCACATTCCTTCTCAAACTTCTGAGCCCATTCTTGGGTCTTTCGTTGACCTTCGGCGGCTTCTTTCTCAGCCTTCTGTTGTTCTTCAAGTGCCTTGGCTTCTTTCTCGCGCTCTTTGTATTCTTCTAGTTCGCGCTGCTCCGGTGTCATATTCTGAAGACGGAGTTGATTATAGAGAATTTCTGTGGCTAGTTTTGTCGCATCAATTCCATTCAGTTTGCATTGCTTTTCGAAACCTAGCGGATCAGACTGTAACATCCCCATAAGTTTCTCAGCCATATCAACTTTTTGAGAGGTGGTACGAGCCTTTTCTTCGATACCGAATACTTTTTGAAGATCAGCCTTTAGTTTATCTTCATTGGAAGCATCGTATTCCACTTCTTTGCCATTAACATTAAGCTTATATATTTTCTTTGGAGCTTCTCCAACGCCATTTTCATCAACCTTTACGGTTGGCGAAGCATCAACCTTCGGTGCAGAAGCTTTGGCATCGGCTTTAGACGCATTGGCGGATACTTTGCTTGCGTCGCTAGATACTGCTGGTGCAACGGGTGCGGCTGGTGCAGCGTTATTTTCCATTAGAAGTTCTCCCCCAATATAGTACGGGCTCTCTCGGCCACATTAGTAATGTCACGAGTAAGCGCGTCCATTTTTGCTTTATGTGATGCCATTGTAGCCAGCATCTCATTTATATCAGCATCTCTGTTCTTTCGCGTAAATACAGCCTCGGCGGCACGAACGCCCCAGAGGCCGACAATGGCAATTGCTGTCATTGGCGACCGTAAATACACTGCTACAGCTAATAGAGCAGCAGTCAAGAAGTACGCTGGTATGTCATTTTTATTCATACTACCCCCGATTTATAGAAATACGGCGTGAAAATAATCGTCCGCTTTTTGTTCAATTTCATTAAATGCCCATCCATCCATAAGATCATCGGCAGCAGCCATTGCATGACCGAGTGTGGTTCCGGGACCATTTCGTGTTTCGATAACTCGATTCCCATTCAGCATGAGAATTTCAGCGGCATAAAGCCCATCGCCCATAGATTTTACTCTGAACGCAAGAGAGATGGTTTGTATTTGTTGATTCCCATCTACTTCCCCAACTTGTGTTTTAGACATTAATTTCTCCTTTTTCATTTTACTGGTAAAAAATGTTGAAGATCGTTCCATCTTTAACAACCTCAAAAATGGTAGCAGCAGGATGATTATTAAGCCACGTTTGTACTTCTGTCGGATTAGTAATATCAGAAACTATGATGGTTGCGATAGTCACACTATACCTCTATCCACTCAAGCTGAACAATGCCTGTCGAAGCACCGTTAACTATTCCTGCCTGGGTAAAAAGCCAGCTATGACCAGGGTCTAAGATACGCGTTAGATGTTGCGGCATGAGGCATGTATCGTTACCTTGCGTAGCAACTGCGTATACGCCTAATTTTGTACCGTTTGCCGTAACCGTAGGCGAGGAAAATGCTGTCATGACGCTCGCTGCTGGGCTTGATGTAGAATACAAGTTGGATATCGTTACAGCAGTTCCATTTGCAGTAACTGTAGGATCAAGGTACAGTCGAAATACGTCTTGATTTCCCGTAGCACTACCCACTGACTGTAAAAGACCACAAAGTATAAAATTTAGTTTCAGTACCTTTCCGCTTCCTGTAGGATTCTTTATAAGAAAGGTCGCAGTTTCTGTAGCGGCAAGAGGTAACACTTCTGACACGACACTAAAACCCTGTTGATTTAGAACAGCGGTTCGTATAGTATCATATATCGAAATAGGTAGAGAAGCATCGCCAGTGTATGGTATCATTCTTCATACCCCACAAAAACCGCGCTAAGAGTATTTGTACCGGCGGCCATCGTTATTACAACGCTTGTGGCAAACTCCAAAGGTTCAAGAAACGTAATCGGATTAACAGCGATTGGTATAAATGACATTAAGGCTCCTACCCCCGCCGTTGGAAATGACAAAGGAAATCTTGTCGTTGCATTATCCATAATCTGAATATGCGCTGCCGTAGTAGTGTTTGTATTAAAACCACTAACAGCAATCGTCATGATATAGAGAGTCTTACCCGCTGTAACAGTATAAACTGTCGTAGTGGTTGTTATAGCATCAGCGACAAATGTTTTATATGTTCTACCTGCTTTTTCAGTAGGCCTGCCAACCGCGTTATTGATACTCCCGCTAGCATTAACCTTAGCCACATTGGCCGTGGTTACGGGGTCATTTATGACTATGGGCATTGCCCCGTTATCAGACGTTATGGGTAAGTCAGCCATCTAGCCCCCGATTAGTGCGTCTCGAATGTTAAATACAAATCCTGAGCTAATACATCACGATTTTTTAGCGTGACTTTAACTGATTGCCCCGTTAGAATCGTAACGCTCTGTTCGGTGTCAAACTCGCAGTTTTGATTAGCGGCACTTGTAAAACCCACCCATTTATCTGTTTCACTTCCAGTAGTTCCTGTAGCCACATTCATTTTAATCTCACCAGAACCCGAAGCATGAATATGGTCAAGAGTAATAGGACCGGCAACAGAGTGTGTAACTGTCGCACCAGAGGCAACAGCTGCATCAGTGAAGTACGTTAGAACTGCACTGCTGCCAATGGTTATGGTGACTGGAATGGCGGACTGGTCGGATGCTAGGACAACCGGCACGGATGATGCCATGGTCTTCTGGCCAAGGCTTGTTACCGTCCCACCCCACTGGGCAATGTTCTGATTCCATGGTGTCGCATTCGCAGTACCTTGATTGGCAGTTACGGTGCCTGACACAGGTTGCGTAGTTCCACTACCATCAACTCGAAGACCACCAGCGGTATTTAATGAAAGAGGGCTGGTTTGACCCGTAGTATAGGCAGGAGCCGCAGTCGTGACAGCACCCTGCGCCAATACCCCATTCTGGCCAGAAGTAGTACTTCCTTGAGCATAGTCTTCTGCTGGATTGATGGTCGTACCGGTGGCATTAGCCACCTCGGTTGTGAATTGGGTTGCTATTGCTCGTACTGGTAGTTGTGCGTCAAAATCAGCCATCGTTATTCTCCTAGAAACATTTTTTGAAGCTCCGCAATTCTTTTATTAGAAGCTTCGACGTTCTCTGCGATCTTAATTTTCTCTTCATCAATTTCCATAACTCGTAACTCTAGACGTTTGAGATTTAGTTGAAGACCAAACATCTCTATCTCGAGACGCTTTGAATTGAGTTTCTTATTGGGATCATTATCAGACATCTATTCTCCGATTAAATTACAACGAAATTGATGCACACCTGAAGTATTGACATTATAATACAAAATAGTAACAGTTATGGTATCACCATTGGTGGTGGGGATTTGACCGGCTTCATAGGCTATATTCAATGTACGGTCCGCTGTAGAAGTCCTACCACCACCTACTATAGTTCCATTCTTTCGTATAAGAAATTCTCCATCATAAGTTCCCCATGCCACGAGCTGCCGGATATGGAATGATACTACTGGTACCGTGTAGGTCAAAATCGTCGTCTCGATACCGCTTGGTACCGTATCGCTTGTAGCGAATAGCGTTACACCCGTTGGGCTTGGGGCTTCTGCTACAATCCATGGGATCGTACCCTGTATAACTGTTGTTGATCCACCACCATCTCCGTCAATATCAAGCGGTTTACCCCAATCAATTAGAAGAGATTTCTCTCCACCGCCTTTAGCAAACTCTACTAGATAACCTAAGCTATCTAAATATATTCGGACATTAGAAACATCTTCGGCAGTGAAAAGAGAACAATCTACTGTTGTATTGAACTGACCAGCCGCTGTTGCAGTAGTTATAGCCCCATTAACAAGTGCGAGTAGTCCAAAAGGAACAGTAAATGCAGTCTGAGCAGCCAGTTGCGTAGTTAGATATGTAGGTACTGGCCCCGCCATAATTTCCTACTCCTTAGAGATATCTAACTTTTTATCCAACCGTTGTAAATTCTTCAATGACTAGATAATTGACCGTATTATCGCCTGTTCCGAACTGTATCTGAGTTCCCCCTGTGCTTTTTTGCCCAACCGCATAGGTATGAGCTGCGCCATCAGCGATTGTATCAAACGCCTGAAAAGAAAGAGGACAAATAGTATTGGCTCCATTCATTGAAAATTCTTGAAAACCACCTGCGTTTAAGGTTGTTCCATCTTTTAACACGGTATAAACAGCTGTATTACCACTAGTGGACATAAAACCAACGCCAGAGACAGTTATACGAACTATATGCCCGGCGGTTCCTGTAAAGCTTTTTGTTAAACTAGTAGCAACAAAACTCGTAGAACTTGTACCATCTCCAACAATCGTACTTGCTTTTGCTATTTGGACTAATGGGCTTGTACTTCCGCCTATCGCTACCCATGCCGTTCCATTGTAAACTTCTGGTTGAGCGGTAGTAGTATTAAAGATTATTAGTCCTGTAGCAGGAGATGCGATAGCATTTCTTTGCGTCGTTGTCATTCTTGGAGGTAAGAAGCCCTGAGTTGTTGAGTCGGCTTCAAGGACTGCACTTGCATTAATAGACGGCGCATTAACACCAACTGCACCGGGTGTAGTTAATGTACCGGAAGGATCGGCCTTCCAGATAGAAGACCCAACTTCCGTCCAAAGTTGATTACTTGTATCACTACCAGCTTGGAAGGTAACAAAATTCGTTGCCCCAGTATTATCATTAAATTCTAAGAATCCCGAATTGCTTGCATTTATACTTATCTTTGCTCCGGGTCCGGCGTTATTTATCATCAGATGGGCCGTTGTATAAGTAAGGCCTGCATCTGCACCAAATGCGCCACTGTTATTGAATTGTACTTGAGTATTTGAACCAGCCGGAGTTGCGCCACTACCATTGGCTGCCGCTGTGATTCGTCCCTTCGCATCTACCGTAATATTAGCGGAAGTATAAGAACCCGGTGTAACTGCCGTATTAATTAAATCTAGTACCGGGGTGGTTCCACCGGTTGAACTAATATCGCTAGCTGTACCAGATACACTTGTAACAGGAGCCGTACCAGAACTCGCAGCAGTTAATCTACCTTTCGAATCAACAGTAAGGCTTGCGTATGTATAGCTTCCGGGAGTAACAGCGGTATTAGCTAATGTTGCGGCCTGAGAACCGCTGCCGGGACCAGCAGTTACATCACCAGTAAGTTGGGTAATTCCGCTACCACCACTACCATTTGCCGCTGCTGTAATCCGCCCCTGAGCATCCACCGTTATATTGGCAGAAGTATAAGAGCCGGGGGTAACGGCAGTATTAGCCAAGGATAAAGTACGATCCGCGCTTAAATTTCCACCACCCATAAGAGGGGCAGTCGTATTAATTAGGCGGGTTACCGGTACTTGTGCGGGATCAGTATTGGTTAAAGTAAGCTGCGTCCACATAGGACTTCCGCCACCGAAACCTTCTAATGCATTAGATATTTGATTAAAACGAAGAGTATATATGCTATGATCTGTGTCGGCCATTTTATTAATTCTCCTAGGTAGATTTAGCTATTCACTACGACTGGCGGCGGAACGACAGTAACATCAGCATAGTCCGTATTATTTCTAGCGTTCATAGTAACGGTTAAGGTCATTCCATTAGTTGAAGCCGTATATAGAATTTTGTAGTATCGGCTAAAAACTGGATTGATATGCCAAATAGTTGTACCACTCATGCTAATCGCTACAGTTAAACCAGAGACGGCCACATAATTTGTACCATCTACAGATTCATATACCGCCAATGTTCCGGTGCCCCCGCTTACAGGCGTATAAGTAGCCGAAAGGGAAATAAGATCAATAGTGCTCAAATCAAGAACGACCCCAGTTGTCGTCGTTTGGTTTACTACATTAATAACGGCTCGATTATCAGCGATCAAACTCATATTTTTGGCTCCTCAATTATTTTTTCGGCAGCGCGGCATTCCCCATCTGGGAAGCGGCATTAGCAACAAGTGGCGGTGTGGCTCGTGGTAAAACTGGTCCATGCGGCAACTTTACGGCTCCCCTTGCTTGAAGAAGTGGAGGAGTATTATTCATAACGGGAGCAGCACCATTTGGCATGGGATTTGCTACCGGTCCCGGTGTTGGTTGTTCGGGTGGAGGCGGCGGTCCTTGTACATTATTCCCCATAAGGCTCATCAAGCGTGGATCAGTAACATCTTTTATACCGGGAAAGAGGAAACCGGCATGTGACATAACATGCTGCATTACAGCGGCCATGACTGGATCATTCTGCTTTTGCCGTAAACTGGGGTCCATCATAATGACAAAATGTTGGGAGATATGATTTGCATGATTATCCCATGGAGCCGCCACCTGTGGAATGCCACGCCGTAGTTGCTCATTTTCTTTAATGATAAGCATATTCTCGGCTTCTGGTCCTTCTGTCATTGGGTCTAGTTGACCAGTGGCTAATACTTCAAAATATTGGTTCGCATCTTTTATGAGCCCTTTCGCCATAAGGTCTTGTGCGATCTGTAGTTTTCCTGCCTCTGAGCGTGTGGCTGGATTACCCGCAGATACAATAACACGAGAAATGTTAGAAAGATCGGCACCAGAGAATTCTCCCATATACGGCGACTTGCTTGTTCCGGCTATCGTAATCATGCGCTTTGTATTGGCAAAGCTCTTAAGCATGTTGAATAGACCAGTCGCTGATCGCTCCAAGAAGGAGATATAAGCTTGTTGAATAGGACTATTGAAGACGAGAGCTTGAGCTTGTAAGAACGCCATAGCCGTTCCAGATTCCACTCCGGTAGGAGGTTGCCCTCTTAGAATGGAAGGCAGGCCAGATAGCTTTTCCATTTGCGCTTCTAAGAGTTCGAGGAACTTGAACACTTCGGCGGGTGTCTTGCAAAGCTCCAAGCCCACTGGTACACCATTCTTCATGTTTGTCTTGATAAAATTCAAGCCTTCGATCACCTGTTCTGGTTTCGTCTGGGTAGACTCGTCAATGACAATGTTGGTGATTGCGAAGGCTTGTTGATTGGTTACGATGACGCTAAGAGTCTTATCGTAGGCATACTGAAGTTTGACGAGCGAAGTCATAACCGTACTGCCAAAATTATTAAAGAGGGTCTGATCCGGCATCATGGGATATAGCGGAATCTCATCATACGGAAGAGCCGTGTCTAAAATCCATGTATCTGCATCTATATATTGGGTTATACGGCCTTCTGGACATGCAGCAGTCTTACGATGAATGAATGTATAGACTGGAATCAAGTCAGAATTAGATGTTTGTGCATCCACAATATGCCCAAAACGAAACCGCTGCAAAGTGGTGGGCATACTATAGCCTTTCAATTCATCTAGTAAATCAGGTCGCTGTGCTATCAAATCCCATTTATTTAGATATTCGCGGACGATATACCAATCATTATCTATATCCATACGTGTATAATCACGTATAACATCCATAGGGCCAAGTATGGCGAACTGAGCATCACCTTCTTTGACTGGTACTTGTTTTCCTTGTGGATCAGACACGACATCGACAACATCACCTATATCGGCATTCCACTTCTCGAAGAGCCAGCCTTCTCCGGTTACTAGACCATAAGTGAGGCCCATCTTATATGAGTCTTCAAGATGCTTTACTTTTAAATAATAATTCGAAACGGAATCAAATATAATATCTTGTGACATGCTCTTGTGATCTGTGTTGATAGCTTCTGGTTGAAATGAGGGCCGCTGGTTAGCAATTGTACTAACCAAACCGGTAACGATAGACCTATAAATATTTGATTCGATGAGTTTGTATTGGCCACGATCACCCCCAAAGCGAATACCGATCTTCATTTCAGATCGCATCCACATTTCCCAATTTGTTCGCCAAATGGTGAGCTTGCCGGTTCTTAGTGCATAATCTTCATAGTCCCTAACACGTCTTTCGCATTCACCAAGTAAATCTTCGGTGGATAAAGTGGCGAAGTACTGGTCTGGTTCTGCCCCAAACGTCTTCGAGTTCATCGAGCCACTTGCCATATTAAATTTTCTCCGTTTGTCTTTGGTTAAACTCTACTAGGAATCTTGAATAAATCCGTCTTTGGCAATCCTTACAGTCACTGACATGGGCAAGAAATGCAGCAAATTCATCTGCTGGTGCAAAACCAGCCTTCACATTTTCACAAAAATGTCTAGTCATAACTCTCATTATGATCTTTATAGTTGTACTCTTGGTTCATGGCCTCATCTAATCCAGCGGAGACAATTTCGGCAGTTTGGGTTATATCACCTACAAGTAGCTTTTTAGGAATGAAAGTATTCTCTTCGTTATGTCTAAATTCTGGGGGCAGCGGATTTTTGAGCATATCCACACTACGGATCAAATACATCAAAGCGGCAAAGCCATCATAATGCCCAAAGGTTTTCGAACGGGAGAATTCTTTACCCCGCGTCCCACTCTTTGTTTTAGTCCATACACCATTCTTTAGACAGCCGATTAACTGGACACATTTAGGACTAACAATAACCCGCTCGTCTTTTACAAGCTCACGAACATCTGACACCATAACGTCAAGATAGGTCTTACTTTCCACTGGCGAAAAATATAGATGATGACGGAGATTAAAGTCCTGTAGGAGTGAAGGAGTATTATTATCTGCCGTTCGCTTCTTTATCTCCGCATTTTCAAACACTTCTTTTTCTTTCTCTATGATACGTTGAGCTAATAAATCTGTGGTTTGTTCAGGACTTTTCATCGAGATTTCGTCTCGAATGACTAGAATGGATTTATTTTTAACCCATTCTACACTAGCAAACTCACAAACAGAATTATCCGTCCATCCTTGGTCAAGACTAAGATGCTTAGCCCAGAACTTGAAATTATCGGTTTTGGGTATCTCTTGGATGTATTCATCCTTCCATTCTGGACACAACTGAAAATCTGTATCAATGACAGACTCGCAGAAGAATTCCCTCCGAACTTTTGCGGAAGTAATGCCTCCAAGATCACGAATAAACTTCTCTTGAAGTTCTAGGGAATAGTGGGAGTCGCGTATTGTGAGCATGACATACGCGCCTTCGATCTTTGCTTGTTCCACATACTCATTGAAAACATGGTCAGGAGTAACTGGCCGGGTTGAAAGCAATAGCATATTGCCATTGCGAGGAATAAGCGTCGAAAGAAGAGCTCCATCTACAATCTCATCTAGGTTAGCCGAAAACCCTGCTTCGTCTAGGATAATCAAATCAAATGCGAATGACCGCAGGTTATTATAGGACGATCCCACGCCCTTTCCCACGCCCCTGAAAAGCATTTTAGAGCCATTAGGAAACACCATCCGCGTCTTTAGAAGCTTCGGCTTTAGATTATCTGGACAAGTAGCAAAGACAATATCATACAGTTGTTTAACGTATTCCTGTACATCGTCAATCGTAGGCGCGATGAATGCTACTAGCGCATTCTTTTTCGTTATGCATGTCTCGGCCCCTAGGAACATCCCTAGCACACTCTTGCCTATCTTACGGCTACAATTCGCTACAAACTTCGATGTTCTAACATTACTAAGCTTATAGGCATCATATATCTTACGCTGGCTAGGATTGAGATGGACATACAATCGCCCTATCTGCCAAGAAGCCTCGATAGCCTTCTCAGCATCGGTCATTAGGCTTTAGGTGTTGTAACGTCAACTGAAGGGCCAAGGACGGCATCTGTAGCGGCTTTCGCAGCTTCGATATCTACCTTGCTCAATTCAGCCTTAGCTTCATTTTCAATCTGCTTCGCCAAGTTCTCGGCCCGAAGCTTAAAGTCCGCATAATGGAACTTGAGGAAGTTCATCACTTCTGCCACTTTTGGACTCAGGTGACCAGGATGACTAGCCTGCGCTATCATGTCATGCGCTGAGGCGAAGAGGTCACGTACTTGCTCCGTGTTCTCTAGCGTCTGCTTGGGTGTTAATGCTGGTACTGCTTGAGTTGTTTCATTCATTCTATTTATCCCCCGATGTATTTAGTTTATTGTACTTCAAATCCACATTCACAGCTAAATAATTCCTCTGGTTCCTGTTTCTTCAACAGGCGTTGACACCATGGACACTTCATGGATGCAACCATTGATACCATAGCTGAATTGATTCTGGTTCGCATAGCACCAATACTCCCGCAAGCCTTTGCGTAACCAATGTTCCATAATGGGTCGTTCACAAGTCACGCATGTCCGCCCAGCAAAATATTCAACACCGCTTGGATTCCATTCGCTTAAGACAATCTGCCCTATTGCCTCAAGCTCATGCGCCGGACAACCATCCTCTCGTGCCTTGCTAGGGGTCTTTAGACACCACGTACAGCGGAGAATACCTAGCGGCTCAAAAGAGTTAGTGCCTACAAGCGAGCTTGGCATTTCTGTAAAGCTATGGCCTAGCAATCTATTTCCCCTTGCGTCCTGCTTCCCAGCCCTTGCGCCCAATGTAAGCGACAACATAAGCCATTAGCGCATAGTTCGCCGCTGTAATAGCTAAACGTATTGTCAACTGTAAGGCTATCATCAAAATCATTCCGATCATTTTCCCTCTTTCTGTGTTAAGATATGCTCAATAAAACGATTCTGGACGATAAGCTCAATGGGCCTATGTCGGAGCTTATACATATCGCGCCGTACCCGTATGTCGTCTAACGGTGTCAATCCCCCAACGCGCACAACATTAGGCGGCATAGGCAAGCGTAAGAAATCATGTTCTGCGTCTAGAATAAATCCTTCTGTCATGTTCCCCGTATAGCCTAGCGGCAACGTGTCTAGTGACGCTCCAATCATGCTATAGCCAACGTAAAGGCCGTTCTTTTGCGCTATTGTGTCGTAAAGGTACAATTCTCCTACATACGCGCCGTTAGCATCAACATATTTACGGACAATAGCCAAGCGAACGGGTTCACGCTTAAAGCATCCCCATATAAAATCAGCCAGTCTTTTGAGCATATTATATATCTTGTTCCATAGCTTCTAGGGCTATTAAAGCGGCTTTAGACGCTTTACCCTTCCATTTCTTCACTTTTGTTCTATGATTCGTTGTTATCATATAAGGCAATAGCCTAAGCCATAGCTTAATACGTTCCCGTTTATTCTCTTTGATAGCCTTAGCGAAATCTTCTTTCCAGTCTAGACCTGCTTTCTTAAAGGCTACGGCTATCGCGCTAGGTTGCTTAGAATTCAGGCCACTAGAGCCTTTAGGCCGTCCGCCTTTATTAACACGTTTTAACCGTGCATTTTGCATGATATCAGCTTTCGTATTGATATCTAGAGTGGAATTTGATGAGAGTATGGGGGATAATATTTCATCCACGGTTTAAAGCCTCAATTCAACAAATAAACGAATATACTATATCTATTTAAACAAAGCAACGTAGTAGAGTTATTAGATTAGCGTTTAGCTTCTTCTTTCTGAATAGCCGCTAAATGCCTACGTGAAATACATTCTAAACAATAGCATTCTTGCACGTTAATCTCCTAGTGGTTTAGCTCGGGGGCCATACGGCAACGGCGGCCCTACCTCGCTAACGTCAACACCTACCGCGCTTAACAGCTATGTCAAGTAGGCAACTTGTAAAGTAAAGCATTCTAGTTAGTGAATATACAAGACCGCCACCCTATAGGTGGCATTACAAAAAGTACCTGCCTCGTAAGCAGTGGCCTATCCAGCGCGTCAGCCGCCAGTCTCGCCCTATCGTGTAGCACAAGATGGAAAAACAAGAGGCATACTCCCCCCTCTATCTTTACCCTCTAACATGCCAAAAGTAATACAGGCAAAAGGCAATTTTATACCCTAACGGCGAATAAATCGCATAGCAGTTTTTGCGGTAAAATCAACGTTTTCGATATGCCACCCCTTGACAAATTGGATAACTGGGGATATACTCATTCTATGGAAACCAAAACGAGACACAATGCCGATTGCCGTCGAGCATTTAAAAACTATGATTTAGAGTGCCCGCGCTGTAAAGAACTAGCCGCCGGACAAGCTCCCCGCGCTGGCTGGGGGGACTGGAAGCGGGAACAAGAAGCGCGGCAAATCCGATGGATACGCGCACATAATTGTAAAGCGGCTAATTGCAATCCTATTGTATGCACTTTCGGAGACTGGTAGAAATGAACGACCCTAAGCTAGATGCGGATGAACTGGTAAGACAGTGGCGGGCGGCAAATCCCGTAGCTCCTAAATCAAACTGGGAACTATCGCGAGAGTGGCGGAGAAACACCACTATAGAACATCTTGACCAAGAGGATATAAGCACTCTTAGGGAATGGGGGATAATATGACTAACACAAAAGATAGTCTTAAACTCATGCAATTCCTAGAAAAATACCCTAATCAATGGCACTCATTAGCTACAAATAAGCAGACGGTTAGGGCATTTGAAAGACTACAGGCTTTATACGGGGTATACGTATATGAATTTGACGGATTTACAAACCAAATGCGTTTTGTTCCTAGCGAGCTACTGAAAATAACATGAACGAATACTGCTATCAGCCTAGCAATATAGATAGGATTTGCAAATGCGGTCATTCTATACACAACCATTATGATGGAGCGGCTTATACAGACAAATGCGAGTCATGCCGCGCTTGTCATGGAATACCCGAGATACTAGAAAATAGGGTCTAAAGACCCATTGACGTTTAGGAGTTTTGGGGTTATACTTAATTAGACGTTGATATACTAAGCGAGGGGGGAGCGTACCCCATAATCATCTAGACTCTTTAGACTCCTCGCAAAGATTTAGCCTTTAGGCCCATTGACATTATAGCCTTTTGGGGGTATACTAGAGCATGGAAATAAAACATCAAGCGAATGACGGCGGACGGGCGGCGGCGATGCCACAAGAGAAATTAGATTGTGTTGTCCGCGCTCTAGCTATTGCCACGGATAAACCTTACTCCGTAGCTCATGGAATTGCCGCAAGCTATGGCCGGAAAGATTGCCATAGAACGGATAGGTTTAAGACAATCGAAATGGTAGAGGATATTATCGGGCCTAGAGAATTCTACAATAAGACAGTAAATCAATTCATTAAAGAACATAATTCAGGCGTGTATTTCTGTCATATGAGCGGGCATGTCTTTGTAGTTAAAAACGGAGTGATACACGATACTTCTTTAATCGGTAAGCATTGCCGGATAGGGTGGTATGCAAAAGTATGACAAAAAACTTCGTGCTATGCCGTGAGTGCAAAAAGACTAAGCACGTATACAGCGAGACGGAAAAGGCCGTACACAAAATGATAGGCTTGCCCGTCTCATTTCTCTGTCAAGCGTGTTGCATCCTACAGAAACAAAAGGAGGTCAAAGATGCTTAATCCTATCACATGGCTGAAAGCACATTTCAATAACTGGCTATTCGCTAGAGCATTTAAACGCGCTCCTGCTAAACGGCTAGGGGAAATATGGGTCAAAGAAGTACAGGGCAATCTGTACGCTGTTGACCAGCCATTAGATGATACACAAAGTGAGTGCCAATGCTTTCAATGCAGAGGGTGATAAGGTATTTAAAATGGATTGTACGCGCTCTGCTTTTGATTCTAGGGGTGTCTTTTGCCCTAGCCATAAGGATGTTCATAAATAACTAGAATGGGCCTTGACAAATCAAAGAACTGGGGATATAAGATAGTATGCTTCTGATTGAAAAGACATTAGGCGGCATTGTACGGGTAACGGCGGCTATCTACCTTTTAGCCTTCCTGCTAGGGCTAAGAGTAAATCAATAGGGGAATACTATGCCTAGATATGAATATGATGCTAACGGAAATTTCATTAATAATATATTAAACCATATACAGGCCGCGCCTAGCATTATAGACCCTTATCATCCGGCTAATGCCCGCCGTCATTTGTCTCATAACGAAAGCGGGTCTTATACATTCCGACAACGAAATCTAAAGCTCAATTTTACGTTAGGCTGGGAATTAGAAGCAAATCATGTACCTACACGTATCCCCGCCGGAGTGGAACATATCGGAGATGGTAGTGTTGACGGAGACGGCGCGGAATTTGTTGTATTGCCAGCCATTACAAAGTCTCCTCGCTATGTGCTGGGATTGCTGAAAGACTTAGTACACGCGCCTAGACTCAATACAAATAAATCATGCGGCTTTCATGTTCATGTAAGCGCGTCTAATCTCGCTAGTGTTGCCCGTATGCGTCAATGGGCTATCGCTACAGAGCATCTAGCCTTGCAAGTAGAGGATTTAGCATTTAAGGCCGTGCCGGATGCACGACAAGGCAATAACTATTGTAGGCGTATTGTACCTATAAATCATGGTACGTCATTCTCTGCAAATAAATACAATAACACTCGCCGTTATCATTGGCTAAACATCGTAGAAATGTTCCGGCCTAATGGCATACGCACAATAGAAGTACGTTTGTTAGGCAATACTCACCGTTGGAAGTATCTCTTAGCATGGACGTTGTTCAGCATGGAACTAGCCCGCCGTGGCTGGGATGTTGCAAATAAACCTTTTAACGTCTCAGAACATGTTGATGCGTTGGGTACTATTCTCCAAAGAATTGCCGAAGAGATACGACCTCTAGAGAGAAAACTAGACCCTATTCCACAATGGGTATACGACGGCCTAGAGACTTTCGGTATTGAGCCGGATGCATGGAATAGACCCCTAGCACAATTAACAGAAACGGAAACGACATTACAGGGATTGCCTAAGCGTTTTTATAGTGACAATCAAGCTACCGAGGAAATGCCGGAAAATGACGAAAATGAGTATTGCGCTTGCGGATGCGGTGAAGAGGGACGATGCGAACAACAAATTCATGATGATGGAGATTGTGATAGTGCCTATTGTTATCCTTGCCATAGTAACGAGGATTGCGGCGGCCTTCCTTCATGCGACCGCTGTATTGAGGATGCACACGATAACGGGGATGATTGCGGGCGGCGAATATGCCAGACATGTCGCCTTCAGCCTAGAGTTAGGACTGTTACCCCTGTGAGTCTTATCCCGCCCATTAATATAACGGCGGCATTTTCTGAAGGGACTAGTCCTAGTGAGCCTGTTACGGCTAACGAAGCATTAATGGCTGAAGGGATGCGGGCCACCGTCAATCAATTAGATAATGAATTAATTAATAATATGATGGTAGCGGCTTATGATGCTCAATTATACGGCGCAGGTATCGCCACCGTGCATTATGATGAAATACAACTAGAAAGACACGCCGAAGAAATGCTAGACTTACATGAGGGCGCGTTAAGTGTTGATCGCGAACATGAGATAGGATATATTAGGGGTTCAGAAGCGGCATTACGTTTAATACGTGAAAGCGAGGGACAATAAACTATGTGTGGATTAATGGCCGCAACCGGAAAAATTAGTAGCAATCGGATTAAAGCCCTACTATCTTTGAATGAAGAAAGAGGTACAGATAGTGTGGGTATTGCTTATTTATCAAATAATGAAACTAAAATTGCGAAAGTTGCTGAAAGACCTTGCGTAGCTGTTAATCTGACACTTTCTAAAGCTATTACAGAAGCGGCAATTAGTGGATTAATGATAGGTCATACTAGGCAAGCTACACAAGGCGCGGTTAATTCCACTAATGCTCATCCTTTTCTAATGGAGGGTATCGCGTTCGCTCATAATGGTATCATCATCAATGATACTGATTTCGGGCAGTACGCAGTAGATAGCGAGTCTCTTATACATGGCATTAAGGCTAGAGACTTTAGCAAATATGAAGGCCCGATAGCCTTACTATGGATTGAAGGCGGTAAGCTACATGCCTACCGATGTGGCAATCCGTTATATAGAGGCCGTCATAATGGTACTACCTACCTTGCTAGTGAGGGAGACTACCTAAAAGAAATTGGTTGTATGCACGTTAAGGAACTGTCAGAGGGATTAATCTATACCTTTAACAGTCCCAGCCAGATTGTTACGGAGCGCGTTAAGAAAAATAAGCTCTTTACGTCTAAGAGCTTTAGCGCAGCGGGGTCTTATAGCGACTATTCGCAAGGCTGGGATAATGTCCCCGATACATGGAAAGACTATAAATCTAGGTATGACAGTCATGGCACGGCCTTACTTGCTGAAGTGAAAGATACAGAAATAAAGGAAGATTTCCGCACGATGCGGGATATTGCGGCGGAAAAAGATAGCGGCATGGTAGATAATTGTGACTGTTGCGGGCAGTTAGGGGAGTTAGCAGGGGGAATGTGCTTGGACTGTATAACATGGCTAGACGGGCAAGGCATAGATAGAGATAACCCGCCTGCTTGGATGCGGGACGGATGCTAGACTATAGGGGGAATGAAATGTCAATCTGTCTATCGGGAGATTTGGGGTTACACCGTTGGGAGTATGTACATACGAAGGATGGAGGAGACGTATATTTATGCTTAAATTCCAATTGTGGGGAAACATTGATAGAACATCTAGATTGTTTTGGGGGATAGGTAGATATCAAAAAGAAAAAAGACACGGTTAGAATCGAAAGCTAGACGACGGCCAAATCAAAACTAAGGGAGATAAAACAAAATGCGACATATAGACCAAGTTATAGAAAATAATCAAGCGGCGGGCGGCACGTTCTTTGACCGCCGAACGGTGTTGTACTTTAAAGCTAAAGTTTTACCTACGCTTTATGGCGGACGGTATTTCATTAGTTATGACCTGACAGACGACGGAAAGCGTTTCACCGTTCGCCAAGTGTTAGCGGGCGGCCTTATCGGGAAGGTTGGACAATTACATGAGTACACTTCTAAGTCAGCGGCACTGGATACAATCCGCGAGATGCTGGGAGATGCCGTTAACGCCTAACTGCTAGGATAGGTAGACCCATAAAAACTTTTTTATGGGCCTAAAATCGAAAGTGGTAAGGGGGAAAAATGCTAAATGATGCCGTTTCAATGTCAGACGATAGACAACCGTTCCATAGGATAGAAGGTAAGACGCTAACACAAAAGGAATGGAAAGCAAACCTCAGAGATGCTACGGAGTTGTTAGAGATGTTCAAAAGCGCGGCATATAAGGCCCGCGAAATCTAAGACGCAAAGAGTATAGGGACAAAGAGTAGACGGGCTAGGCCTTAAGGGGTCTAGCCCGTCGTATTGTAGGCCTAAGACCCGCGCCGTATGAAGCGGGTCTATCGTTTTAGCTACAGAGAGGGTAGGCAAGGGGATACTATGAGACTCACACTAAGAGATGGAGTAAGGGAACAAGTGATAGCCCTATTGAAAAAGCGGACACCTATTAACCATACTGCGACCAGAGAAGATTTAATTAAAGCGTATAAGATTATCCGGCTAAACGCGATAGCGGATACCATATTCTTTAAGCGTCTTTGTATAACAATCAGGCAGGACTAATAGGCTAATGTTATGGAGGGCTCTAGCTTTCGATTTAAGCCCGTCTTATTCATTATGGAGACTTCACCCTATTAACAGGGAATAGCCGCCTAAAACGCAAGCTAATGGGGGTTACGTGACATTCTAGGATAGGGTACGCAAGGGATAGTTGAGATAATTTTGAGTAGAGAAAACCCAAAAAGATGAGGCGGCAATAAAAATAGGTGCGGCAAAAATGAAAATCGCCGTACTAAAGGAATAGCTATGACAGCACAAGAAAAAAGTATCTATAATAAAATCTACAGACAGGCGCATCTAAAAACAATAGCCGCAAAAAATAAAGCGTGGCGTTTAGCCAATAAAGAAAAGTTAGCCGCCTATGAAAAAACTCGTATTCGCCCTGCTTTGACAGAGGCCCAAAAAGAAAAGCGGCGCATCTATGCCCGCCTTTGGGATAAAACAGCGGCCGGCAAAAAGAAGAAAGCGCGGAATGATCGGGCATATTTTCTAAAACATAAGCCAAAAGTTTATATGCGGATGCGAAGATTCTATGATGCAAAACGCGATATTCTTGACCGCCTAAAAAATAAACCTTGTGCAGATTGTTATGGCTGGTTTGAACCTTGCCAAATGGATTTTGACCATAGAAACCCCAAAGAAAAACGTAATAATGTCGGAGAATTACGAAACCATCGGCGGAAACTATTACTAGAGGAAATAGCTAAATGCGATTTAGTATGCTCGAATTGTCACAGACTTAGGACATATAATAGGGGGCAACATGATAGTAAAACTAGTGGCATTAGGTATCTTAGTCGTCACAGCTTACCGTCCATGTCCGCAATTCACAAAACCAGAGTGTAAGAATAGACATTTCTGTGAGACTTCAATCGGGGATAATGTTAGTGAACAAGGTGTTGCTGTATCTCAAGATTTACTTGAAAGTGGCGTTGTTCATTATGGGGATTGTTTGTATATTCCCAGTATTGGTTGGCGGATTGTTAATGATACCATGGCTCGTCGCAATAGGAAAGCTGTGGATATTTTTGTTTATGAAAAGAACGAGGAGCGGAAAATAGGCATCCGTCATCTAGAAGTATGGTTAGTCAGTCGTCCAGAACAAAAATCCCAGAGGGAGAAATAACATGGAATTCAAATCCTATGCCACAAAAGTAAATACACCGTCACGTATGGCACGAAAACGGGCACGGCAAGCGGTATTTACATTTAATAAGCGGGCCGGAAAACTACGCCGGAAAGAAGCCAGACTGTCACGGAAAGCTCAACTATTAGACGGGGGCGAGTGAAGGTGTATTACAAATGGGTATTCTTGGCCTCTAATGTGAGGGATATATGATGGAATTATTTTTGAGTGCAGATGTATTTCAATGCGATGATGGAATCGGTAATGGTTGTGGCCGATTATTTGACGGTTTTACAGTTAAACGTATAGGGCAATTATGCGAATATTGCGCGGCAGACTTGCCGGATAATGAGGGCTGTTAATGTCAAAACGAGTACGGCTACAAAAGACTAAAGTGATTCAATCGCAGAAAGATTCATCACTAGGGGAACATTCGCCATACTGGGATTATGCCGAATCTCATACACTAGATGGGCATGGCATATCCGAAAGACCAGAAGCAAACCCAGATGTATTGCCCGAAACGGAAATCGCCAGTCCTTCAACGCCGCAATTAGTAATGGGCGAAGCTATTGCCCACTTGCAGGGACGACAAAAAGAAGTGTATCTTTTACTTATGCGAGAATCAAAAACATACGAAGAAGTTTCGGAAGTATTGGGTATTACGCGTGGAGCCGTTCAGACTTATGAGAAACGCGCAATCAAATTCCTAACGAATTATTGTCGCGAAGCCATTAAACAGGGGCGTGTATGATTGATCTACAAGCACTTTGGAATAGAATACAAGATTTTCTAGATATATCAGGCGATGTTTGGCTGGGATTAATGACCGCAACGATAGTGTTTCGGTGGATATATGCGGCATTAGGTCATGCGCCTATAACAGCAGCAGAAAGTGCGGCCTATGCTTCCGCTGTGACAGCTTTTGCTTATTCCAATAAGGGGCCAAAATGAAAATCGTTCTTGCAATGTTTTGCGGCGGGTTGACAAGTGCGGCATGGATAGCTCCCCGCCCGTACTACTCTTGGCTGGGCGCGATTGCCTTTGTTTTGTTTCTGATTATTAGGGGGATGCAATGATATTTAGCGACCATTTCAAACATAGTCTTAAAGTGATAGGTGCGCTTATTGTATTTTTAGTGGGTTCCTATCTCTATCTCAAACATCGCATTCACGACGCGATTAATCCGCCGCATATTATGCTTCCCTTAAAAGATAAAGAGTTAATTGTCTACAATGAAAATCGCCACACTATTTCTGTTACAACAGCTAAAGGGACTACAACTGCCTATAGTCGGAATCCATCGGTGGAAATTCGCAAAGATGGCACAGTAAAGATTAATAAAGATGCATGGGGAGCAGAGCTACGCCCATTTTTGGGGATGGGTTATTCTGATACTGGTCGGGCCTATGCAGGATTCCAACTATTATATTTCCACCAATTTGATGCAGGAATATCATTCGGATGGACAGCAGACGCGAATAAAGCCTCGTTTCAGCCTATGCTATCAATCGGCTGGAATTTTTGGTCAAACACTTCGCTGAATGTTGGAGCTAACCCAGCATCATATATACTACAGCAGAAACCAGAAATCGCCGTGTTTTTAAGCGTGCGACTATAAAAGGAGAATAAATAAATGGTCCGAGCAATTCCAGATGAGAATGGCGGCGGAAGTTTCAATCCGACTGCTTTGTTAAAAGAGAAAGGTAATATGTTGAAGGGTATTCTAGTAAGCAAGAAAGAAGTTACAACGATGTATGGCCCGCGATTGGTCTATACATTCAAGGCGTTGGATGCTGATTGTCGTTTCACAAACGGTAAAGAAGATGCTGAAGCTCCTGAAGAAGGTGCGTTGGTAGATGTATTCGCTCCTACTCGTCTCGCTCGGCAATTGGCTCATGTTAATGAAGGCGAAACAGTGACGATGATACACGATGGCAAAAAGAAAGTAGGACGCGGACAACCGGCGCATATATTTAAAGTAACAGTAGAATAGGAGGGTATAATGCCTTTAATGAAACGAGGAGTAGCACCAGTGTTAGTTAAGCAGATTACAGAAGGCGAGAAAGTAAGTGTGGTAACAACCAGTACCGAAGCACCGGCCACAGTTACTAGAAAGACAACTGTCCCTGCGAAGGGAAGTGATACTATGTCCAAAGGCGAATGGGCAGAGAAAGATCGCCGCATTAGCCGCCAAGGATTGTTTCAGGCCGCATTAAATAGTGTGGGCTTGCTTCAGCTCAATACTCAGAATACATTCGAGGCATATATGGAGCTTGTGGCAAAGGCAGCAGAAGCCGGACTTGAATTCGTTAATCGAAAAGACTAATGGGCCATACGGAAACATACGTCGATGGGATTTGGTTTCCATCTGTCTCTACGATTCTTGCGGGGGAAGAGAAACCATGGCTAACCGCATGGCGAGAGAAATGGGGAACTCTCGCTATGCGGAAGATGGAGATGGCGAATAAGATAGGTACTGAGTTTCACACTCGTGCAGAAGCTTATACAAAAGGGCAGCAAATAACGTACAATGAAGAACTTAGTCCAACAATGAATACTCGTATAAAAGGTATGATGAAATCATTCGCCGCATGGGCTGAAACCGTGGACGGAGATATCCATGATACGGAACTTAAGGTGATAAGCCGAAAATATCGGTATTCGGGGACACTGGATGCGGTAGGCACATTCAACAAAAAGCCAATGCTTTACGACTATAAAACATCGGCGCGTATCTATCCAGATATGGACTTACAGCTAGTCGCCTATGCTCAAGCCTACAAAGAAGAGACAGGTATCGAATTAAAGCAAGGGATGATTGTGCATGTAAGTAAGCAGAAGCCCGACTTCAAACTGACAGTGAAAATATTCAAATTGGGTAAACGGCCTTTGAAGAAGTTCTTGAAGCTAAGGGCCATGTTTGACGATATAATGGAGGTTTCACATGAGGAAAGTAGCATCTCAGAAGCGACAAGCAGTGAAAGAGTTAAAGTTCTACATCAATCAGGGCCGGAAAATAGCCCGCCAAATCAACCGAAAAATTGATACATTAGCTCAGTTGAATAAGCTGAAAGCAGCGGCAAAAGAAAGGCTGATAAAATTATGCAATCTAGGCGAGTGAAGAAAAGACGACGAGTTCGGAAATGCGGATGCAAATACTGTCAGTTATTGGATTTATTTAGGACTAAGGAATGATGATGCTTCATGCTCTTCGCTATGCCGCTGATGGCTTCGCCGTATTTCCTTGTCATCCGGGGGATAAACAACCCCTTGGCTGGCTTGTTCCTAATGGTTGCCTTGATGCGACAACCGCTGCTGAGATTATAAAAGGCTGGTGGGGCAAATGTCCAAACGCAAATATAGGATTGGTGACCGGAAAGAAAAACAATCTCGCTGTATTAGACTTGGACGGGCAGGAGGGTATCGCATCTGGGAAACGCTTAGGACTATTCTCCTCGATAACAGCATTGACTGGAAACGGACAACAATTATTCTACGCGGACCCCAAGGGCGAGTTGAAAAACAGTGTAAAGAAACTAGCACCGGGCGTAGATACGCGGGGGGAAGGCGGATATGTAGTGGTAAGTCCAAGTCTTCACCCAAACGGAAAAAGGTATGTGTGGGCTTCTCAGCCGTTGGTTCGCGCCCATTTGTCTCCCCTGCCGGATTTATTCAAAACAGAAACGCCCATACAGCGGCAGAGCACGTTACGAAAGCCGGACGGCTGGATCGCCGCCGCTCTCGAAGAAATGAAAAAGGGCCATGTGGCTAATACACTAGTTTCTGTTCTTGGAAAGTTTCGCATCCATAACTTTAGCGAAGAAGATACATATAAACTCTTGTATCCATATGCTTTAGTGGATGGCAAACCATTTGAGGGTTTACGAGCAAAGATTACAGAGATATGGCAGCGATATCAGCCGGGGGCGGCAATTCAAGGGCCATCCCATTCAGAAACAATAGATACATTCCTAGAGGATATAAAAGAGGTGGATTGGCTATGCAAACCGTTCTTCGCAAAAAAGTCGATAGGTTTCGTCGTTGGCTTGCCCGAAACACTAAAAACATGGTTGTGTACCGATCTAGCTGTGGAGTGTGCGCGGGACTCAGGATTGTGGTTGGGACTATTTCCGGTGACAAATTGCAAGACTTTATTTATAGATCAGGAACGGTGGAAAGGCGAAACTCAACGTCGTTTCAGTTCTGTACTTGCGGCGAAGGATATTGCTCGAACGGACTTGAAAGATCGGCTGTACTTGAAATCTGGAACGACTATTCGCTTAAATATCGATTCCTCCTACCAAGCCTTTCGGACGGAATTAATGGAGATGCGCCCAGACTTGGTTATCGTGGATAGCTTTGCCACATTCCATACTTTGCCCGAGAATGACCGTTCCGAGATACAAAAAGTGCTCGAACGAGTTAAAGAATTACGCAATGAAATCGGTTGCACATTCCTCTTTATTAATCACGAGAACAAGATGGCCTATCCTAATGGCGAACCTCAAGGCGAGCCAACGATGGGCACGATGGTGGGGAGTATCGGCATCGGTGCAGCTGCGGAGTTTTGCCTAACAGTACGAAAAGTCGAGAACAATACTTCTATTGTGTGGCATACTAAATCGACACTGGCCCAGAAGGCCAAGGCATTCTATGCGTCAGTCGTTGATGTTCCCGAAGGAATTGTAGTCCGAGGATTAAATGATTAAAATAATCTTATGTTTTTGGTGTGGCCAAAGAAATCGGCAGGGTGTGTGCGATATCTGTTGGTTGTATTTTAAACGAGCTATGATGCAAGGTGAACGATAATGGATCTGGAACTCGATAAAAAGCTTTGCAAACTAGCTCCTCATTTATTTGCGGATCGCCGCGCTAGTATGCAAGTAACTTGTCTGTGTTGGGGATTTGATTGCGGAAACGGCTGGTATGAACTTCTAAAAGAAGCTGCGACGAAACTTGAACCCCTCTGTAAAGCAGAATATGAGAAATATATCCAGATCGAAAAACCCTGGTATAAACCTGTGCGAGAGGCCATAAGTTTTATTAGTAGAGCTTCATTTCTTTTTCATATACTTTATAAATTCGCAAGTTGGCTAGACCCAAATATCTATAATAGTCCTATGCATTGGTTTGGCGGGGGCCCTAGAGCCTCTCAAGTAAAGGAAAAATACGGCGGATTACGTTTTTATCTAACGCATGGCACCCCCGAAATGTACGCAATCGTAGGCAAAGCAGAAAGTCAGAGCTTGATGACATGCGAAACCTGTGGAAAGCCAGGCAAGAGACGAGGGCGAGAATGGTTATATACTAGGTGCAATTCTTGCTGGAAAAAGGAACAGCGTGATTCTTAGAAAATACAGGCTCAAAGATAGCGGCATTGATTGGCACAAACTATATTATGACATCGTACCGCTATTTATGGTGCGATATTCTCCTCCTATGGGTTCTTGTAATTACGCCTATTATTTGATTCATCCATGGATGTATTTTATAGAGCTATATGACGAAACTAAATGGTTCGTTCAACGTGGGCTACGTGGATGGGCCGATTGTGATGCGTGGGGATGGTGTAGACATCTTTCGAGGATAAATGTAGAAGTTTTAACCTATCTACGTAAACATGTGCACGGTTATCCATTAGGATTAACCCCTAGAACGTGGGATAAGAAATTACAGGTGATGATAGATGGCTTTCAAGCTATGCTCGATGAGGAAAATGACACAACCTCATATAAAAAGTTTTCTCATAAAGATCATCTTAAGTTAGTTCGCTCTCGTCAGCGGAAGCTGATGTTAGCTCTTAAATATTTCCGTTTATACTATTATAATTTATGGGATTAAGGAGCTAACGAGAATGCAAAAGGAATGTTTAGTTTGTGGTGAATTCTTTAAAAATGGCGATAAACTCGCTGCTGTCATGTTGTCGAGTTATAAAGAGATTGAAAGTGATGTTCATTTTGCCATCACACAGCCTACGATCTGCCTTGAGATATTCCACCTAGATTGCTATGAGGGTGATGATAGACGAGAAGCTGAACCAGCGGAGATAAATTAATGACCCCTCGCCGCGTGGTGCATAAATATGAAGGCGGTTGCCTTAATCTGTGTAGTGGAAATATAGACGGAGAAGCTACTGAGAATTGGTCAAAAGTCACCTGCAAAAAATGCCCCGCCCAGAAAGGAAAGCGGAAATGAGTGATTTAGAATTGATTTTAAAAGAAGAAATCACACGCCTCAATAATGACGTTACCCGCTTGGACCATGAACTTGCCAAGACAATTTCTCTTCTTGGCAAAGAACGTGACGAATGGAGAAAACTTGAGACGGAAATTATGGCGGACTGTAATCGCTGGAAATCCGTGGCGGGAAAGTACAGGGTGGCACTAGAAAAAATGCCGCATGAATTTTATTGCTTTCGTCTAAGCCCTATTAAGGGCGGTGAAAATTCAGAATGTAACTGTCTAAAAGCCGCCCTCCGCGACGACGGGGAGGAAAAATCGTGAGTGAAACCTGCGATAAATGTAAAGAATTAGAATGGCAAATTCAGCTATTGAGAGAGCGAATTGAGGCAGGAGAACACCGCGAGGTTGAATTACAGAAGCGTATTAAAGCTAAGGCGACGGCTTGGGAAGTTTTGCGAAAGCTCAAAGACGGAAATTATGTAGTTCAACAGCTTCGAGATATTCAACAAGGCCCAAATGGAGTGAGGATAATAATATGACAGACGACGGCGGGGAGGAAACCAAGTGAGCTTTACGGATGAGGATTTGAAGCGGTTGAAAGAATTACCTGACAACGTAGTTATTACGTTCAAAGAGGGGCCATCTGTGAAATTAAAAACTCTCCTCGCTCGTCTGGAAGCTGCGGAAAAATTAGTTTTACGCGGTTTACCTATTTCTGCTTTAACATGTAAATGTGAATTATGTAGCGGATGGCGCAAGGAAGCAGGAAAGTAAGTGAATAATGTACTGCTTTTTGTAGTGAAGATGATATTGCAAGCTTTAGTTTTATTTATGGGGGTAGCTATTTCATGGGTGCTATGGACTCGATGACCGATATCACGCGGCTGGCGGAGAAGATCATTCAGATTATCTATGGAGGAAACCATTGGCACGGAACTGGCGAGAAATGTAAAGACCTCGAACAAATCGAATCGCTCCTGCGCGAGGCGATGGAAAACAACGGCATTCAACCAGACGATTTAAAACGACAAGCTGATTTGTCTTACGCCGCAGGAGAACACAACGCCTATACCCGCGCGGCGGAGGTGGCGAGGAAAATGTATACAGACAATTGGGCTCCTGAATTTCGGAGTGCCGGAGATGCAATCGGCGCCGCGATTGAAAAACTGATAGGAAAAAAATCCAGTGGGGTTGATTGGGAATGAAAAATCTATTAACACCGGTAAAGTTTTCGGGACGAGATAGTGCTGGTCGTGGTTTGTGGTTATATAGATGCCATTGCGGTAATTTGACTGTAGCACTACAGGATAATGTAAAACGGAATCATACTCGATCTTGTGGCTGTCTCCAAGTCCAGAATCGGATAAAACATGGGCATACCGCTAGCGGTATCCAATCTAAAGAATATACTCTCTGGAAAAATATTCGCAAGCGTTGTTATAGTGAAAATTACACCCAATACAAAGATTATGGTGGACGGGGCATTAGGGTCTGTTCCCGATGGCGTAAATCTTTCGTTGATTTCTTGGGGGATATAGGACAAATTCCCGCTGGAAAAACCTTTGATCGCATAAATAATAACGGGGATTACACTCCTACTAATGTTCGCTGGGCAACCCGAAAGGAACAACAAGCCAATCGGAGATGCACCCTATGTTAAAATTCGATATTTATTTGTCTTTGGGTATGCATGGCCGATTAGGCCGCGAAGTTATAGAGCAAACTGAAGAAATCAAAAAACTGTGCAAAATTTACGGAGTCACGTTTTATTCGCCCTGTGATGACGAAGTAATTTCGCCAAATAAAATCATTGATATAAAACCAAATATCCGACGTATGAAATGGTTTGTTAGAAAAGATGATGACCATGTTGATAAATGTCGTGCCCTTCTTTTATTAACCGGGGATAAAGCTTCTAGTGGGACACTATGGGAATGCGGAAGAATGCATTATCGAAACAAACGACCTATAGTTGTTATCGCCCCTCGAATGTATCATGGGCTTTTAGCAAATTTTACTACTGTGAAAGCAACAAAGATATGCGAAACACCAGAACAAGCTATTCGCTGGATAAAACGAAATCTAAAAAGGAGGATAAAATAATGCCATTTATAACAAGCGAAGCACGACGTATGGCTGACCAAATAGGGCCGAAAGAAGTAGGTGATCAGTGTTTTCTATACTATCGTGAAATGCTTAGGGCATGGAGGGCATCCCCACGATGGACAACGGCACATGAAATATATTTCGATATGCGGCAAAGAACAAATGGTGATATAGGAATGGCCCGTGAGTTAAACGACATCGCAGCCCATGAGCTTGCATGGCAAGTGTTCTTTCAGCTTCACGTTATACCTTATGAGCTTCAAAAACGTACGATGAACGGGGAAATTGACTATTGAGCAAGGAGAATAATCCATGAATAAAAACTGGTATTTAGTAGCGGCTGGATTTGGAATATTGGGTACGGTAGTCGTTGCACTTCGTCATGAATTAGGATGGACCATCCTAGGTATGCTATCTACTTGGCTCAATATCTATAATTACACGAACGGAGATAAGAAAGAAGGGGAATAGAATATGACAATGTGGGAGGCGAATTCTTTAGGCTATAAACCGTATGTCGAATGGTTTCCAGAGATGAAATTTTGGTGCGGTGGACTAGAAAGTCTTTGGCTTGATGTTTGGACAAGTTCGCGTAATGGCAATAAACCGATAATAGTAGAGCTAGGAGAATAATATGTACGAACATTGTGGACACAGTATGTGTAAAGGTCATCTTGTATGTCAAATTGCAATCGAAAGCCAAAGGCGCACATTTGAGACAAAAGATAGTGGAAAGCGGGAAGAGTTTAGTACGGGAATGGTACGGGATACTCAAGATGATAAACCTAGATATGATCTTATAGATAGGCCATTCCTAAAGCGATGGGCGGAACTGATGGCTCGAGGAGCAAAGAAATATGGGGAAAATAATTGGAAAAAGGCAGCGACCGAGGCAGAATTCGCTAGATTCAGAGCTTCTGCAATACGGCATTTATTTCAGTGGCTCGAAGACGATAGCAGTGAAGATCATGCAGCGGCGGTTGCTTTCAATCTTGCAGGCGCAGAAATGGTCAAAGAGAAACTTAAGAAAGAAGGTTTAGCATTTTAACTTACGATAAAAAGCGAATAGTAGTCGTTGACTTTGAAACTTTCTACGATAGAAGGCAGAATTTTGATTTAAAGAGCCTTTCTATAGTGGAATATGTGCGTGATAGTCGCTTTTGTCCGCTCGGATTAGCCTATCGCTTCCTTGATGATGAAAAGACACATTGGTTAGCCGGAAATCATGCTATCGAGGCGTGGATTCGGTCAGTAGACTGGAAAAACACTGTAATTGTAGCCCATAATTGTAAGTTTGATGGAGCTATTCTTGCTTGGCGATATGAAGTGAAGCCCTTTGCGTGGATGGATACGATGGGTTTAGCCAAAGCAGTGTTGGGCGGTAATGTCTCAAATCATTCGCTAAAACGACTGGCAGAGTATTTGGGATTGTCGGCAAAGGGTGAAATATCTTGTGAAGGTATTCATAATCCTTTACCCGAACAATTAGCTGCGCTAGGTGAATATTGCAAGAATGACGTTGAGATATGCAAAGGAATTTATGAAAAACTCATCCCGCAGTTTCCGCAAAGTCAACTACCTGCGATGGACTGGACGATTAGAACCTTCGTAGAACCATGTCTCATGCTTAATATGCGAGAACTTGAAAAAGGAGTACAAGATGAAAAAGCGCGGCGCGAAGAAATCATCAAAAAAAGCGGAGTCGATAAATCCGTCCTATCCAGCAACAAACAGTTCGCAGAATACCTCCAACAGCATGGGTTATCTGTCCCAACAAAACTTAGCACTCGCACAGGCCGCTCTACCTTCGCCTTTGCGAAGACAGATGCAGGACTTAGCGAACTCGGCAAAATCAACCCAACCCTCTATGCCGCCCGTCTCGCCAGTAAAAGCAATCTTCTCGAAACGCGAGGCGAGAGTTTACTCGCGGTGGCTCGTACAGGGACGTTTCCATTTGATGTTGGCTTTTCGGGTGCTGTGCAAACACATCGCTATTCTGGCGGCTCAGGGGCTGGCGGCAATCCGCAGAATTTTACGCGCCAGAGTTTCCTTCGAAAGGCGGTCTGCACTCCCAATGGATCGTCTTTGGTTGTGGGCGACTTTGCGGCTATCGAACTTCGAATACTCGCTTGGCTTGCGAAAGAACCAAGACTAATGGGAAAGATCATCAATGATGAAGACATCTACGCAGATTTTGCTTCATTAAAATACGGCAGAAAGATAACGAAAGAAGATAAAATAGAGCGACAATTCGGAAAGTGTTCGATTCTGGGTCTTGGATACAATATGGGAGCAAAAAAGTTTAAATTAACCGTTAAGAACCAGACAGAAATGGATATAAGTGAGGATGAATCATGGAAAACTGTAGACCTTTATCGGACGACATACTTCAATGTCCCCAAGCTGTGGGAACAGGCTCATTCCGTTTTACCGCTTATATCATCGGGCAAGATAGGGTGTCTCTGGTTTGCGCCATTCATAAAGGTAAGGCAAAACGCGCTTGTCTTACCCTCGGGCTTAATGATCCGTTACCCGAATTTGCGTCAGCAAGGCGACGATTGGGTTTATGACGTTTATAAAAAAGTATATGAGGCTGAAACTACAAACCTATATGGCGGCAAGATTATCGAGAATATTTGTCAAGCACTTGCCGGAGAACTTTGCAAAGAAGCTATTGCAAGAGCCGAAAGTATGGGTCTTCGGTGCGTCGGACAAGTGCACGATGAAATCTTAGCCATTTGTCGGCAAGATAGTCTTCGAGGAGAAGCAGAAAAAGAAGCCGTAAATAAATTGAAGAAAGCAATGGAGCAATCGCCATATTGGATGCCCACCCTGCGTCTCAAAGCAGAGGTTGGATGGGGGAATAACTGGAATGAAAGCAAAATCTAGAACACAACAATCTTTAAATGGAGAACTTAGATTAATAATCGAAGAAATGGGACGAGCAATGTGGAATGCTAATAAAGCATATGTAGCTAATAGCGAATCGCCTCTTACGATTAATATGAACATAGCTCTTTGCAAATTTCAGGACTATTGCAAGAGGTATCATGAAGAAGCCTAAGACACTAGAAGTAAAGCTAAGATCAGCTATTCGGCTGATATGGAGCCGAAGTGCAGAACGGAGAGCTATTATCAAAGCCAATAGTTATAAAGGTGTTCAATCCGTCCATTTACCGCCTGATCCAAAAGGGCAATATTTTCAATGTCCTTTATGTCCCGGTAAACGAGAATGGCCTGTTCAATTTGGGGAAGTGGATCACGAACCTCCTATAGGAACGCTAGAAAGTTGGCGTGATTCAGTAGCTTTTATTGAAAAGATGTTTTTTGGTCCGCAGCGTTTAGTATGTAAAAATTGTCACAAAGCAAAGACAGCTATGCAACGAAGGAAACGATGAACTTTTTTGATTTATTGGCTATACTTGTCATTTGCACTACTATTCTGGGTTTCGTGTGGCTAATAGTGAGGAAACAATGAATACTCCATCTGAACTTGATCTAGCACAATTAAAATATGAAATGCGGCAGCTTTACGGTCATGTAGGTCGTACAGGTGCACTTCAGGTGCTCTATGAAATGCTGGTAGGTGCCAACGTGATGGCTGAGGTAATCTGGGAAGAAGGGACTAAAAATGAAAACCACTAAGGTGAGGGTGTGGACAGTAACCTGTCCCCAATGTGACGTTGAGATGTATAGCCGCGCCCATCATGACTATCGTGTCTGCGGTTGTCCCTTTCAAACCATGGTGGATGGTGGCTTTGCTGGCTATTGTCACTACGGGGGAATGGATATAGAGCTCCTTCGCAAATCCTTTCGGTATCGGTTTGTATCCGCCACTCGTCAAGAATTATACAATGACTGGAATATGAATCAAAATAAGTTTGGCATAATTGCTAGAAAGGGGTCAAAACTTAATGCAAAATAATCGGCGTGTTTTGATTTTAGACATCGAAACCAGCCCGCTATTAGTTTATGTATGGAATCTAAAGGATCAATATGTTGGCCTTAATCAAATGGTGCAGGATTGGCATATTATGGCGTGGAGTGCAAAATGGCTCGGAGAACCGGCCTCTAGCATCCGATATTACGACCAACGCCATTTAAAAACGGGGAATGACTTGCCTATTCTTCGCCCATTATGGCATCTGTTAAATAAGGCAGATATTGTACTGACCCAGAATGGAAAAGCATTTGATGCGAAAAAGATAAACGCCCGTTTTATGCTTCATGGCATGAAACCGCCTAGTCCCTATAAACATCTCGATACCTATTTAATAGCGAAAGGAGCGGCATCTTTTACCTCGCATTCACTAGAGTATCTATCGGAGCGGTTCTGTACGAAGTATAAAAAGCTATCCCATGCTAAATTCCCCGGCCTATCTTTATGGGCAGAATGTTTAAAGCATAATATGGAAGCGTGGGACGAGATGAAGCTATATAATATCCATGACGTTCTAGCGACCGAGGAATTCTACGAGAAGATTAAGGCATGGGCTCCCGAATCTGCACCTAAGCCTTTCCATAGCGATAAAATATCGACACTATGCGAAACTTGTGGGAAGAAAGGCCGCATGATCCGTAGAGGAGTTGCTGTTAAGAGTAAACTTCGATACCAACGCTGGCAATGTCAGATATGTGGTCGCTGGGCAACAGGAGATAGACTCAAATGAAGAAAACAACCCGCATAGATATATTCACTGATATTACTGCTTATATTGCTTTCATGGAATGGGCAAAGACCAGAAATCCCAAGACTAAAGCAGATATGCTTCGTTTGTTGGCAGAATACAAAGAACCAGACATGATTGTGGATGCTCACCCGGAAATCGTTGAGCATAAGATAACCCAGAGTTTAAAAGTTGCAAGAGTCAAAACTCCCAAGGAGAAATAAAATGCGTCCATTGTTTAAAGCTCTTGCCGTTATTGAAATCATTGTAGTCTTAGGGGCTGTTGGCATTGTGCTGACAAAGCGTTTCACTGCGAATGTTAGCCATGCCCCTGTCGGTAGGCCGCCGATGGTTGCTGTAGATGAGAAAGTTGTAGAACAGACTAAAGCATGGACTGTTCTAATTAGTAACGAAGGTTTTGAACAGAAATATCGTGGTACTGGAATGCTTATTGACTCGAAGCATGTCCTTACCGCAGATCATATGGTATCAAAAAATGGCAATGAGATGTGGGTGTACATCTTCCCCGGACGGCGTATTGTCCATGCCAAACCAATATCAGAAGGCTTCCGCGATGATCTTGCGGTGCTTGAATTGGACGAAAAGGTAGAATTACCCGCTTATGCTACATTTCAAGAGGTTCATCATGATGGAGAACCTATATTAATAATCGGGAATATTCTAGGTGGGATGCGTTGGTATGTTAGTTATGGGATTATCAGTAGTGATTGGGCAGGATATATTCTTATGGATGGTACGATGACCCACGGGGATAGCGGAGGGCCGTGGATTAATACGAAGGGAGAAGTGGTGGGGTTATCAGATTGGCAACTAGGAGACGAGGAACCGGAATCGGCTATAAAGGGCGGAGTATCCGCCAAGAGAATTAAATTGTTTTTGCGCGATTCTAAAAGCACGATAATCCCAGCGGCAGATGTATATACAGTTCGCCAAAGTGACCCAACTCAAAGGAGCCATAAGTGACGTTATATGACGGAATGGGTACGTATCTCCGCATTTGGTCAGACGGAACATGGATATATGTAGGGGCTTCAATGCGAATACAAACGCTTATTATCGGCTATTTATTGTATGCATTAGTAGGATTATTGATTGTACGTTATCGGCAGATTCGGAAAGGAGAGCAGAAATTATGAAAGAGGAAGCAATATTCTGGATAGTGATGATAGCTTTAGGGATAGGGATGATTGCGGGGATACTGAATTTAGTACATATGGTACATCCATAGTGTTTCTGGAAGAGAAATGATGAACTGGCATGAACTTATTCAGGATGGGCTTGAGGCTTATATATGTATTATTTTGACAGTGGAATATTTCTATGGTCGCTCCGATAGCGATATCAAGAGTGAGGCCAAGCGAAAGAAAAAGGCGAGAGAGAAATATAGATTCGAGAGTTTAACATTTGGGGAGGGAAAATGAATGATCTAGAAAGCTTAGGTAATGTTATAGCAGAACAAGTACAACGTATTGATTTCCAGCGGGGAGATGCATGGGAACGAGTATTACGGCTACATTTAAGGCCTAGACCCACATGGATGCCTGATAAACTATGGGGCCATATTGTTTCCCTAGTAGTTATACAATCGGTACAAGGGCAATGAGTGGACGGGGATTGGTTTTACTACTATTAGCGGATTTGATTTTGGTAGGATTATGCTTTTGGTGGGTTATTGCGAGTTAATTCGAAGATGAACAAACTTCAACGGTAAATTCTTGTGGAAGAACGGACATCATACTATCAAACGCCCGTCTACTGTTGTCCACAGCGTCACCATCTATGGCTGAGCCCACGGCAACACAGCCCTCTAGTTGCGATACATAATTTGCAGGGTGAATTTCTATGTACGTTCGCTGAGGCACGTCTATGTGAGGTGTCACAAATCCAAAATGCGGTGACATCTCAAGGTGAGCGTTATAAGTTCCTTCTGGGATTGCAACAGCCGTTCTCTCCATTGTAAAACAAAGCCATTTATTATTATATGTCATATCGCCAAAAAGAGCGTCTGTCGTCGTCTTTTTCGCGTCTCTTATAACCCGGAGTACCGGGCTTGTCGCACTCTTGGATGTCGATGTTGAAGCCGCAGGAATCTCTAGAACATTTGGTGATGCGCCACCACTGCTTTGACTTGGCGGATTGTTCGAAGGTTTGGATAGGAGTGATACGATATCCGCAACCAATGCAAACAGTTGAGTCCATACGTTTGTCTCCATGTGCTAGTTTGCCGCCTTGTGGATGTGATGTAAAAGTTCGATAGCTATAGGCGAGCCCATTATAAAATAGACTGCCTTCTTAAGCCATTTCAAATCCCCTTGTATTTCTCCTGATGCAATTAAATGTTTTTCTAGTGCATCTTCCACCTTACTAAGCCGCTTCTCAAGACCCGGCATTGTTTTTCTCCTTTTGGCTCATTAGAAACGCTTTTAGCTTGTCTGCCATATCGGAATTAAAGGGCTCGCGTGATTTATGAGGAGCGTTCGCTGGTAAATCTTCCATAGGGACAGTACTCTTGGTTTCGATGGGTTCAACTATTCCACCTTCTGCCATTTTGGCGGGATTTTGGCGGGATGCGGGTGTCTCATTTGGCAGACGATTGGATGATTCCATAGCCATAGGTTCGTCAGCCATTTTCTGTTTTGCAGCAGCATAAGCAGGATCACGTTGACTCAAAACAAAGTCGGTCACTGCGTTTGCCTTTTGAGTTTCCCCTGCATTAGTGGCCGTAGCTGCATTTTTCTGGAAGGTCGGTTTCCATGGAGCTAGAGCAGGATGATTAATATTTATTGTTGTCGCAGAAGCATTTGCCGATCCTGCCATTTGTGCCCCAGCTAAAGGTAATGTACTCGCCACTCCCGGAATAGCGTTTGCAACACCTCGGGCCATATTGGACATCGCACGAGGATTCTGAAGAGTGGCTGTGGCTGCACCCATTGCCCACATAGGATGACCGGCTCCCAAAAGACCAAGAGAGGTAAGAGCATTGATTGCTGGATTCTGTTGTCCCGGAAGCTGCCCCACTAATTTTCCCATCATACCAAACCCTTTGGCGGGTAAATTCCCCGCTCTTTCTCGGCCAAGCACCTTTTGTAGACCGTCCACAACAGGATACATTTTAGAATATCCGGTCATGGCATCTTTTAGTTGGGCAGGAAGATCGGGATTGTCTTTCGCAGTGTTTACAATAGATTTTTGTCCGGCATTTAATGCACTATAGACATCAGCCGCAGCGGGATTTTTAACTGCCCCATTCTCAAAGGCTGAATTCCCATAAGATTTTTTCAAACGTTGCAGTTGGTCAAAAGTTATATCATTAGGGACTGGCGCACCTTGCACATCTGCCAAAGTATCGGGCAAATTTTGCCGAGCCATTGTCATAATATCGGCCATCCCGCGTTTATAGAAAATAGCGGCCTTTCTTTCGTCGGGATTTTGAAGAGCGTCGGCGGCTTTATATTTGCTTTCGAGAGATTCCAATAGGGGCTTAGTATCAGTGCTTAGACCAAGCTCACGAGCTTGATTTCCGATTTGGCCTATAGTATCACCATAGCCTTCATGTAAGGCCTTTGCTTGGTCAAACATTTGTTGGGTGGATACGCCCGGCTTTACAATACCCTTATCCATGAGCATTTTACCTGTATCGAGTAATTCCTGCTGGCTCATGTTGCCCAGCTCGTCTGAGCCCATTCCTACGCTTTGGGCGGCCTTCTTTGCGGCGTAATTTTCAATGCCGGGAACGGCTTCTTTGAGCATACCCGCCACTTTCTGCCCCACCGCACCCCCCGCAGCCCCTAATCCAGCCCCCAAAGCCACATCCCCTGCTGCTTTAGCTCCTGAACCCCCACTAGCAAGCGTGTCTACGGCATTTCCTGCCCCAAATCCGGCCCCAATAGCCGCTCCCTCCCCTGCTGCCCCTAAAAGGCTCTCTGGGGCCGTAGAACCGCCTGTTACGAGCGCAGGAGCCACTATCCCGGCAGCTTGCCCAGCCACACGAGCGATTGGATGATTCGCTTTGTCGGCGGCTATCTCTTTTTCTAGCTCTTGGCGTTCCTGTAAATAGGGCTTTTTCTCTGTTGCACCAGCAATAGCCGAATAGGCTTGTTCGCCCATAGGCACCATGCCAACTGCCCCTCGTCCAGCGGCACCAAGGGCTGTAGTTTCATCAATAGGTTCATCCTGCCCTACTGCTGGAATTGCCCCAAGGGCAGTAAAATCTATCTTACCCGTGTGGGCTGGGGTAGCATCTAATGAGGAGAAGTCGATAGCCATTTTATCTCCGATTTTAAGGCTGAATCTGCAAATTTGGGTCCATTTGTTTTGCTTTTCCGATATTCTGGGCAGGTATCCAAACGGCTTGTCCACCATCCGAAGGTTTCACAAGAATATTGCCTTTCGCTCGATTATAGTAGTTATCCGCAAGTTTCGCTCCACTGGCTTGTAATTGGGCTGCACTGGGCTTTATCCCTAATACTGAAGCATTCTTAGTGGCATTATCAATATCAGTAGAAGCTTGCGAATGTGCTTTCATATATAAATCTGCATCTTTTTCTTTGGCAGCGATTTGAGCCGCAGACAATTGAAAATATGTTGGAAGGTCTTTCTTCATCGTGCCTTTCGGGGCTCCAATAAGTAAGTTAAGATGATCGTCAACACCGTAAGCATCCTCAGCAGCCGCTTGTTTCAGTGCGTTGTCTCCTAATTGAGTTTGGAGTTGTAGCTTTTGGATACGATCTTGGCGAGCCTTATCGAAATTTGACAATGCTTCATCACGTTGCTGTTTTTGCAGGCCGAAGATATCATCAAGAGCATGGGATTTCCCAAATCCTTTAGCAACTAAAGCATCGCCAAAGCCAGCCAATGCTTCTCCGAGATAGCTAGTCCAGCTATGTTGTTTTGCCTGTAGTTTATCAACAATAGCTTGGCGATCTTCAGGATTAAAACCAGCAGTTAACTTAGATGTATCTTGATTGAATATAGTTGCTAGATTTGGCATTCCGGCTGGCGGGGTTGCTGTAGGTACACTACCTGTTAGCGGTGGTGTCGCTGTTGGTAAAGGTGGTAATGCCATTCCAGAAGGAGGAGGCATAGAAGGCGTTGTAGGAGTCGCCGTTACTGGTGGAGGGGTTATTGCTGCTGGACCCGCAAGATTAGTATTTAAGGCTGCATTTATAGCCGGGGCCATCCCCGGAGTGGTAGCAACATTCGCCGCTCCTTCTGCTACGGCTGGCATTGTAGGTAATGTTTTTCCTAAAGCTCCACCTACTTGAGATAAAGCCGTTTTAATCTGGTCCCAATAGGTAGGATCACTGGGGTTAGGGGTTGGTATTGCACCAGGTAATTGACTAAGATCAACCGATCCATCATCCGTTGCCGCGCCACCATCTGCATATTTTTTAACACCCATAGCTTTATAGATCGAGGCAAGTTTCTTTTCATGCGACATATTAATATCCGCCGGTTTCGCAGGTTCCTTGTTGCGGTCTTCTGCTTTATGAATAGCACCGCCTTTCGCCATATGCTTAGGATTATCCTTCTCGCCTGTTTCTGTAGAAATGGCAGGTGTATGGGGAGCATGTTCAACATGAGTAACTTTATTTACAGTAGCCGGAGATTCATTCTCCAAAAAGGTGACGTGTGGATAACCACCTTCATTCATAGCGCGGGCCATCATCGCATTAGGAACGGGATGTTCTAGAGAAGAACGTTCCACTTTTCCGCCTTTTGCAAATATTGGTGAAGGCGTTGTGCTGCTGGGTTTTTTATCTACTTCTTTTGGAGATAAAACTTCTCCGCCTTCTGCATAAGAATTAGGAGCCATTTGTCCGGGTACGGAAACTTGTGGGGGAAGAACTCCTTTGGCCTGAAGAACATTTTTAGGAATAGAACCCGGATTCGGCCCAAATCCTAACTTAGCAATCTCATCTGGATCACCTTTGACATTCCAAATCTCGACATCTGGGGAGCCTTTAGCTCCTTTTTGGATTCCCTGAATATAAGCTTCTAATTTTGATGCGGCAGGTTCTAACTTCCCTTCCATTTTCGGTGCGGCCTGTGAAATTGCCTTTCCAGCTAAACTTTCACCTCCCCCGGCACCTAAACGTACTGCACCTGTTTCACCCAATCCTTCGAGTGCAGGCATAGCTTCTCCGGCTCCCATCTTCCCGAGCGGACCCAAGAGATAGGGCAATAGAAAGTCTGAAACGCTGGCATCTTGGATGCCGGGTTCATTTGGTACATCGCCACCAGTTGCCATCTTAACTGTATCGGAGGAAGTTTGTGGCGTATCATCTACATGCAAAGCTTGTTCCGCTTCAGATTTATCTGACATAAGAGGGGACGACCCAGACATTTTCTCGGCCATTCTTTCGAGCCATGTTTTATCGGATTGAGCTTCACCACCCTCCGCCATCTTTTTAACATGCTCAGGAAGATTAGCATTTCTAGGAGTGGCTTTTTCAAATTCAGCCGCAAGCTCGGGGTGCTGGGAATACATAAAACGTCTTTGTGATTCACTCTTAAAGGGCATTATCGTCCACCTCGTTTGTAGTTTTTCGTGAAATTGGTTAAATCAACTCTTTTGCCTGTACCGGGGACTGGGGCATTACGAGCAAACTCTTCCATGCTTTTCCCGTCTTTAGGTACGGAACGGGGGATGACAAGTTCGCCGGGACTCAGCATTGCTGGTACAGTATCATTAGTTTCACTATCGCCTTCCACCTTAGCATGACCGCCAACATGACCCCCTAATTTCATGCAGATGGCATGGTCATGAGCAACACCCCCATCGGCATAGCATGTATAACCTTTTTTCATCTCGTCAGAAATCATACCACCATGAGCAGCCCCTGCCATCATCTTCCCACCTGCACCTATGGCTGTTCCGGCAAATTGTAAACTCCCTTGGTTTTCTAGTTGCTGTTGTTGGGCTGCTGTTTCATTAACGCCTGTCATTCCCCCTGCTTTTGTTATTTCATTGTTAAATCTTTGCTGAGGGAGGGCTGCATTATAGTATGCTTGTTTTTGGCCAGTTGCCGCATTTGCAGCATTCACATTCTGAGCATTTCCTAGATTATATTCGCCAGTTTGTATTCTATTGGCCACATTGCTCGTATTGGCTGCATTTGTTGCGGCCTGATTCGTTGCATTAATCTGGTTTTGAGCAGCCGCCTTTTGTGCTGCTTGAGCATAATCAGAGGCATTTACATTACCGCCGATATTGGACATCTGGTTAAGAGCAGCCTGTCTGTTGGCTTCGGCCATTGCAGCTGCCTGTAGGCCCTGTTCTGAACCAGCATTAGAAGCACCTTGGGAAGCAATAGCACGTTGGGTGAGAGCAAAATCTCCGCCACCCTGCCCTTCCGCCTGTGCTGACCGCATAATCGCACCTTGTGCCCCTTGACTCTGGGCATTGGCGGCATCAATGGCCTGTTGTAATGCGAGTTTTGCAGCAGGATCAAGTCCACCCGCATTAGCAATATTTGTATATTGACTGAGAGCAGCCATTTGGGCAGCTCGGGCGGCAGGATCAAGCGCGATATTATTATACGCAGAGGGATTTTGCTGGGCTACTGCAATAGCATCTGGATTAACGACCCCTTGAATTGTTTCCAGAGGTAGATTATTTACCTGCTCTGAGGCTATAGTTGGAACATTTATATCTTGGTAGGTTTTTAACGCCTGATTCAGATATTCTTGTGGATCGCCGCTGTCAAATAATCCCATTGTATTTATCCTCGTCCGCCACGCGGTACATTTGGTGCAATCTGTGATAGTGTTTGATATAAATTCGTAAAAGCTGGATCAATCTGTTCCCATCTAGGCGCATTTGTAGGATTATCTGCTCCTAAAACGTAATCGTATGGATTTGTCCAATTTTTCGAGGATGCAGTGGCATTAGAAGTATTCCATATATCATTTGCCATTTGGTCGATGTTTGGTTGCACAAATTGAGTAGGGGCTACTTGATTTCCTGCTTGTGTTATTAAAGGTGTTGGGACTCCTAAATTCAATCCACTTAAAAGTTGTGAAAATGCTTGAGCTTTAGCGGCATCATCTGCTGTAGCTATACCTTGTGGAGTATAGGTTACATTTGATTGAGGCGTGTTTAAGATCGAGGTAAAAGGATTAGCAACTAGAGGTGTACCTGCCCCAAGAATCTGTGGAACAAGTTCATTAAGCACATTAATATCCGTACTAACTGTGCCGTATTTATTTTGGAAATCAATAATGGCCTGATTACGAGCATTCTGGTCAGCTATATCCTTATTTGTTGAAGTTGTTAAACCGGTATTCAGGGCATTAATTTGATCGGATATTTGTTTATTAGCCGCCGAACTTGCGGTACTAATATCGCCCTGTGTTTTAGCGATATTTTTATTCACATCTTGAGCACCGCTCGTTAAACCAGTCAAAAGATTAGAGAATGGTTCATAAGCACTTTCTACACTCTTTAAGGCGGTGGGACTTTGAGAAAGAATGGCAGAATTAAGGGCCGTTACACCAGCAGTCGGAGTTGCCTCATTCTGCGTCAGAAGATTCTCACGTCCTGCTTCTGTTTTCGTTGCTTGTTGGCCAGTGTTAATGGCATTATTTATAGCATTCTGTTGGGCTCCAAAACCGGATGTACTTTCCGCTGATGTCGGGCCACCATAAGTAGCATTTAAAAGGTTTTGAAATGACGCTACATTCCCCGGATTTTTGGCGAAGGAAACAGGATTTGCTGCTTCCCAAGCCATAGTGGTCGTGCTATCAGGCAAAGCATTCGCAGATACTGCTTTATTAATATCGTTAAGAGTGGATGTATTTTGGCCTTGTAAAGTGCTATATTGCTGATTGATACCCGTGGATAATTTTCCGGCTAGAGGCTCTGCCTGTCCCTGATTGGCTGCAAGATAATTCTGTAGAGAAGCGAATTGACCGCCTGCTGGTGTAGCCGCCGCACTCGGAGCCCCACCTGATCCACCACCGCCTGCCGGAGCAATAGCCGCTGAGGGAGCTAAACGTACTGATCCACCGCCAATAGGAGCTACGGCACCTTGCGGAGCCATATTTGGATTGGGGTTTTGTTCCTCATTATCCATATTTGAGACAAATGGCATGGTTATTTCTCCTGTTAATTTACAATGGGCGGCCAGCGAATTTCTATTGTGACACTATAAGGTACATTATTTGCTAAACCACATATCCCCAGCACATTAAATACGCCATTAGCAAAGTCCCAACTTAAAAATGGGGCCGTATTAAACACTAAACTTGACCCATCAAGTGGGACTATCTTACCGAGAGTTATCCGACTTGGTTGATATGGAAATAAAGCTTTAAAGCTATAAATATTATTGCTTGCGACCGAAGAGGCTGTTATCACAAATGTTTTAACTTGGCAGATATCGTTTTGTTCTGGTGTTAGTTGATTTTGTAGTCCGTAATATAGCTGCTGGAAAAATAAATTCATTGCATAAAGGAGTTTGCCCTTCCAACTTCCTTTTGGCGCATCGGCAAGGTCTTCTTCCGTAACCCGCCTATAAGTGAGATTATTCATAGATTATTTTGACCGAGTAGTGACATCTTTATAGGTAATAACGCAGCCGCCATAAGTAAATCCTACCATTGCTTGATTCAAACTGAGCGAAAGATTAAGCCAATGTGCTCGTCTTGCAGATAAAGGAACATAAGTACGAACCGAGGAGACGGCAAATTCACTGTTTCCTCCCCAAAGAATCTGTCCCCAAGGAAATTGACCCCATCCAGTTGCTGCTATAACGGGTATCAAGGATAGAATCGTGCTATTCGCAATGAAATCACTGGCGAATATAACGTCTACCGAAGAAAATTGAGCATTTTGAAAGAAGAACTGTGCTTCTTTGAAGAATTTAACTATACCGGGGTTTCCAGTTGCACCAGCATATGCTCCCAGTCCGATTATGGGACAGTATCGAACGCTTATTGGAATTGGTTGTTCTAGGGCCGAAAATGTGCCCATACTTAAATCCCAATTTATAACATCTGCCACCGTGATCTGGGTTGAATTAAGAACGGCTGTAATAACTGATAAATTTAAAAGCCGTGAAGGCGAAGAAATACTTTCAGGAACAAGTTGCGCAAGGCTCCAACCGACAACAACTTTGGAAGTATCAGTTAAATTAACAGTTGTTCCGCTCGAACCCGTTATTGTGACGGGGATTTCAATATCAGCAAAATCTATTCGCGTGAACGACTTCTTTTCTTGGAATATGAAAGGATAAGTTGAATCTGCCGAGGCTACATAAAGGCGATGATCTTGCGGACTTTCTTGGATATCATGAACAGCTATAGGATAAGTGTAGGTAGTCCAAGATTCGGTAATCGTATCATAAACATATTGACGAGTGGCTTTTATAAATCCGTCATTGCTTGATATCGTGCTCATTAGATACTTTCTATCGGTTTGATAGGCGGTACCAAAGGTTGTCTTTGGAAAATCGGGATAAAGATAAGAACTAAGGGGCTGAAGTACATTTTCAATAGGACGTGAAATGATCCCCGGTCCTGTTTCAGCAATAGCCACCACACCCTGATTTGTATAGGCGAATACTTGATTATTCATCACAGCGCAAGAATCAGGCGCAGTGAGAATAGTCCCTGTATCCAAAATTGTTACGGTAAAAGGGAATGTAAGCCCTGTAAGCTGAAAAAGGCCATCTGCTTTTAGAACAATAACAGAGTTGCGAAGGGGTAAACAACGAAGCCATTCAAAATTAGGATTCCCAACATTTATAGTATTCGCGAGAGGAACTGCTTCCGGCTCTTGAAACTTCGAGCAGAAGCCCATACCTAATCCGCCGCCCGCTAAGGATTTATTGTCCGCCGGAGTTGTTGTTAGAGCCGGATTCCAACAAGTAGAACGAGAAGAGGAAATTTCAAAAACTCCACCGCCGATATTCTGTTCTTGAAGAAAGAAATCTCCCGGCAAGGAGGTAGAATTGGGTGTGGTAGCATCAAAGGCATATACAAGCGTCTGATTAAAGCGATTTAGAACATGGATTAGAGATTGTTTGGTCTGTAAGATATCGCTTCCCGGATCGCCGCCAGTGAATAATTTGAAATGACCTAAACTTATGTTTTCACTAGTCGCCGCTGTTAATGTAAACGAAGATGCACCATTTGTAATAGTAAACGTATCGCCCAACTGTATGCCACTTGGGGGCTCAGCCGAAAGCAAGGAGAGCAAGAATTTCTGCTGGGTAGTTGCTGCCCCATAGATCATATAGCCGAAGAAAAAACACATATCATTGGCTAAAGGCGGTATTGTATTCGCCTGTGATATGCCTTGTTGCCCAGAGTTTGTGTATAGGGCGGTTCCTAGTTGACTTTGTGGAACGGAATCCTTAACGGTAAAGAAGCCATTTGTTATATCTGTAGAAGTAGGAAAACCCTGTAGAACCTGTTGGAGTTCATCTGACGGTTCAGTTGTGCCGCTTGCAGACATTGGGGAACGGTAGATTACCCATTGGCTATCAGTAGTGGCTCCATGCGGGATTGTAAATGTTAATTGAACATTTCTATCCCCGCCGGAATTATTGGCTATGACAACACGGGTGCTTGGCGTACCTTCTACGGCATTGTGATTAAAATCCGTTAAAATCCATGTCATACGATAGGCCACTTCAGTATTCGTTGAAAAGAAACCAGCGGCATCGACAAGAGCAGCAGACCCATCAAGACCCGGTAGCCCACCGGCAGAATATAATGGCCGTGTGGGGTCATCGGTTTTTAGGATGCCATTAACTGATGTAAAATAGATATTATCATTACTTTGGGCCGAGCGATAACGATTCGTTAATGCATAAGCTGGAGCTGGGAAAGGATGGGTAGTTTGCACCCACGTACCTAGATTATCGCTATCATAAGCAAAATACATTCTTGTGGGGTCTAGTCGTGAAGCAGTGGCATCACCATACCATGCAAGTTTACTATCTTTATAGAAAAATTCTTGAAAAACTTCGGTAGTGGTGATACCAGTAAGAGTAGCAAAACTAGTGCCGAATTGTTTAATACCACGCCGAACACTAAGTAAGCCATTATAATCGACTACAACGTTCTGAGCTTGAAGTAATGATCCCTTCGGCACCGCCGAAAGGGAATTGGGCATTGTATACAGGCCCTTACAATCTAATTGAAGATATTGTGGGTCGAGTTCCAGTGTAATTAAAGTGTACCTCTTAGATAGGCCAAGACCCGTAGGATGCTTTCCTCTGTATCGCCAAGTTTTCCTAGGGATGTATTACAATTAAAGCATAGGAGCCCACGAAATTTTAGAGTCTGGTGGTTATGGTCTGATGCGAGTCTCGTATCCAATTCTGCTTGATGTTTATTACAAATAGCACAACGTCCCTGCTGGATTTGATAAGTTCGGTCATAATCAACAACAGTAAAGGGCGATCCATCTGGATTTTTAATACCGCGTATTCTTAGTTCAGAACGTTTTCGCGTCATATCCATCGCGGGTTTTCTTTTTGTATTTCGTTCTTGTTCACAGCCTTTACAGTGAAGACTACTATCCCGTCCAACTTCAACTATATTATGGCCGCGCTTACATATGGATTTTCTTTTTCCCATATTAACTCCTTAGTCCCACGCGTATAAGGAATTGGGTGTCGTAAGACGAATGACATTTCCATCAACTCGCGGCGTTATAACCGAAATAAATAAATCTTTCATATCAGCCGCTTGCGACATAGCTACATTGAATCCTTGCGTATCTCCATGAATCTCTAGACATTTAGCTGCCGAAAGCTGTAAGAGGAATTGAAAGCCCGGTTTGAAAGGAATTTGCGGAATTGGAGATTGCATTGCAATGCATACCCAATCTCCGATTTGAACAGTAGGGGGAAGCGTAGTAAATGTAATATTATTTCCGGCAATAGTGGTAATGCTTAGATCATCTCCTTGGCTCACAAACATTTGTGGACTATTCGAGATAATATCGTAAGTTAGATTTGTCAGAAAAGTAGAAGGAACACTATTCACTGTTACTACATTCCCGACAATAGCCGTTATTTGTCCGCAAGCAGCTTCTTGCACAAGTGTATTCGGCATTCGCACATAACGTAAACGAAGAAACTTGTAGGCTTGGCTAGTTCCAGTGAAGCTCCCAAGATAGAGAATAATCTTATCGTTCTGTAAATAAAAACCCCAAAGAGCGGGATTGATAGCCAAACCAGTAGAATTGACATTCGACATCATATCTTCTGGACGTAGACGTGGAATGCGTATTTCATTATTATTAGAATCTACAAATGAAACGGAGCGAAGTTTATCAGCGGTAGCCCTAACCGGTAAGGGATAAACTGTGATACTTTGAACATAGGGTATATCATCAAGTGCGATGAAATATTCCTCCGCTTGATTATCAATTAACGGAATAATCTTTGAGCCTAGTTCGAAATCCATAATATTCACAAGGTCCGAAGACGAAAAGAGGGCCTGCACCGATGGCATTAGGGGTAAAAGGCGCAGCATTGGAAGAAGTGCGTCAGTTGTATATGGAGAAAGAGGCATTAAATACTCCTTATGTCTTTATGATCCAGTTTATACCAAGAGAAGGTTGAACGATAGAATGGGCTGTTCCACCACCTCCTACTGAAATACCGGTTGTAGATGAATTAGTGGCACTAGCTCCATTAGAAACTGCATCTGTAGTTGCGAATATGTTCGTGCCATTTGTCGCATTCTGTTGGAATACGGGTATAGAATGTATATGGCCGGGATCAGTCACGGTCAGTCCAGCTGGAATTTCTGCAACAGTTAAAGTATGGGTGGTACTACCAGATGTTGAACCCAGAGAAGGCGCAATTGAACCGCCCTTGCCTACGAAAGTAAAATTCTGCCCTTGCGGGAGGTTAAAAGTAGTAAAACCATCACCGGGGCCATAAGTAGTCCCGATTGCGCTGAAAAGAGAAGAGAAGGTCGAACGACTTATCGCAGAGCCATCGCAAAGAAGCCAGCCTGAAGGAATAGAGCCACCAAAGAAAGGCATACCCATTCCTGATACGAATTGTCCTGCCCCCGTAATCATGTTTATCTGAGTTTGGATATTAGAAGTGACACCATGAACATATCCAAGTTCAGTTGTAGTTGTTGCAGAGTTTGTGAGAAATCCTGAGCTATCAGTGGTAGGAACAATAAAAGGATTTAAAGCAGCAAGTTTAGAAAGAACAATGGCCG